AGCTTATATAAGCGTTAGCTTATTTGAACGTGCGTATTATATAAGTGCAAGCTTATATAAGCGTTAGCTTATTTGAACGTGCGTATTATATAAGTGCAAGCTTATATAAGCGTTAGCTTATTTGAACGTGCGTATTATATAAGTGCAAGCTTATATAAGCGTTAGCTTATTTGAACGTGCGTATTATATAAGTGCAAGCTTATATAAGCGTTAGCTTATTTGAACACTACTTAATCAATGGACCATTTGTCAGAGTGCAAGCGGGAATCTAGAATATCGTCCGTTTCAAAAAACGACAATAAGAAAACATCCATCGTTTGATAATCAAGAGATAATCCATTCTCACAACTTTGATATGACCAGCATCGTATTAGCCGGATAATGTCAGCGGTAGAGTAATTATCACCCGTGTGCATTAACTTGCATTTTCTTTTCGGTGTCTTTTCTTTATACCGATAATTCACGGATTCAATGTTAATTGCTTTCAATTTATCGGCGATAATTTGCGGGTCAATATCGGTCAGATTCCCGATATAATACGCGATTACTGAAAAATGCTTATCTGACAAAATGAATGCCGACATGATGTTATGCCTTCCAGTTAATGCGGTTTACTTGAATCGAAAATTCAGCGTTATTCTCTCGCATATTATTGAGATAATCTAACGCTTGATTTTCTTCAGTAAATGTCCGATTAAATGAATATGTGCTTTCTTTCGAGTCAATATAAACGCCCTTACAAGAAACGCCATTATCTGACACTGTGACGATGATTCGAGGGTTTGATTTAAATTTTGACATAATGATAATCTCGGGTTAATCGTTAATTTATTTTGCGCCGTTAACTTTGGCAAACTGCCTCAGATAATGATTAGATTCAGTATCGGCTTTGCTACCGAATTTCCCATTTTGATAGCGCATCACAACAACCCCTGCACGGGTTCTGCCCAGATATTGCCCACGGGTAGCGCCATCGATCAAAACCCACTGGCCCACTTTCGGCGGGTTGTTCTCCAGTTGTTGCAGTGTGACAAATTTAGTCGAGGTGAATAGGGTATTTTGCATGATAAAAATCCATTGTGGAAGACCGGGTGAAATTACCCGCCTATAAGCCCGACATTTAACGGGCTTATAGACTGACAATTTAGAACAAATGGGCGACAAGTGGGCAGATTATGACCCAAAGAATGACGTTGATTGTGATCAGAATTGCATCGTTTTTCACGTTGATTTCCTTAGATGATCTTAAACTGCACGCAAAAAAGAACAACCGTATAGGCGGTAAGTGGTGCAAAAAGAACAACTGCGATTACATTTTCAAGTTTAAACATTTTCGGGCTTTCGTTTGTTGCCTTGCGTTATTGCTTGGCATGGCTCTATTGTATGACATAAAACCCGGTTTTTGTGCCATGCTCAAATTATTTTTATAGGATAAACCCTAAGTAGAATTTAGTGTTCATTTTACTATCTTATAAATAACGCGCACGCGCACACGTAGCAAAATTCATGCCAATCAAAAATCATGCCAAGCGTTTAAACGCGTTTTGAGCCGTTTTCATCGTCCAAGCTACTACCCCATGCAAAATAGTTATCCACACCAGTAGTGCTACTTATCCACAATTTGACTCTTATATAAGACTGATAACCTGTGGATAACTCAGGCATGATACTTGCCCACCTGTGGATAATGTATAACCTGTTGATAACCTGTGGATAACTTTGCCGTGTTGTTTTTACGCTACACTGTAAGATTCTTGTAAGGTTTGCGTGATAGTTGAATATGCTTATATGCTTATATGCTTATATGCTTATATGCTTATATGCTTATATGCTTATATGCTTATATGCTTATATAAGGATTGACGGATATTCGCCACCCTTATTACATTTAGCCGTCTTCATTTCGCAAATAGGTAAGCGGCTTTTCAAAAAATTTAGGCAAACGGCTTTTTCAAATAAAAATAACCCATCACGGCTTTTTGAAACCGTAATGGGTACATGGATTTTTAACGTAAACCTTGTTCTTGCAAGAAATAATCTGCTGCAAGAAAAAGATTACCAAGCAACCGGGCACACAAATCATGATGTTCATAGTGATTAGTTGGATCACTAGCAGCCAGCATCTCACAACGATCATATTGTGATGTAGCTCCTAATGCCCGTAGTGCTTGTGCATCTTCAACAGACAATGTGATTTGAAGTGCAGGAAGCTCTTTAGTTACGGTTTGTGTAGTAAATGTGTGGTTAGTTTTCATTTAATTCTCCTTAAAGTTATTTGACAAGTTTATATGGTTTATTCCAACGACCTACATTAATATTTACATAATAAGCGCAATTAAAGTAGTCGGTCTGAATATCAGATTTATCCCAATGATCAGCATACATGATAGCTTTAGCTTTCTCCAGATATTCCAGTGCAATACCTGAGAATGAGCTATCCAGATAATACTGATTAACACAGGCATGCTGTTCTTTTGTAACCCAATCAATAACCTGCTGAGTATCATGCTGGATACGTTTAGCTGCTACATTCTCGCAATAATTAGCGATGAAATCAATTTTACCCTCTGCAATAGTCAAATACAAGGTGCTATCACCTTTCCCACTAAATGTAGCTTTTACACCGTATTCTTTGTTGAGTGCTTTAAGTGCAGCACGAGCCTTGTTGATAACTTCTTGTGTAACGTATGCCATTTGAAACTCCTGTTTGTTTACGATGATTAGATTATAGCAGACTTATACAAGTTCTTCAGGAATTTCTACGATATCTCCAAATTTATTTGCTACGTAGCACCGCATAGCGGCAATTAGAGGTGTGGGGCCAAACCACAAACCCCCTTCAGCAATCTCACAAAACCAAAATTCTTCCGGGTGACCTTCATAAGCGGCATGTTTTTGGTCAACAAACAAAGAAGCGCATGTACGCTCAATGATCGGCCCGCCAGCTTCCCATTTGCGGCTATATAGCCTATTGGGTCCAGTCATATACCCGTCTGGTTTGCCGTCATCGTCAAAGGTGAGTGTATAGATTGAAGCCGGAGAATGTGGATACTTGCTGATATACAACTGCGTAGGCTTGAACCCTTCAGCTATCGCCACCGCCCAATCAAGTGCAGCTCCTGTCAGTTTATTTGTTTTAACTTGCATTTGAAACTCCTGTTTTGTTACTGTAGGTTAATTATACCACAACTTTACCCGTTTTATCAACAACGCACAATTTTCTTACGTTGCTACCTTTTTGTTTCCATACTTCAAACATTGCACGACTAATTGCATTGCCCAAGATACTAATGCGAGTTTCGCGGATAGGGTGTGTAACCATAACAAGGTCCAACTCAATAAGTTTAAACCGTGCAGTTCGAATTGCTGTATCAAGTTGGATTTCATATTGAAGGCGAAGATTGCTCATAAATACTCCAGTGTTGCTATGACTGAATTATAACCTAAATTCAATCTTGTGAACGAACTTTGATAAATTCTCTTGCAGCTTCCCATGTAGTAAGCACAAGGATTGTAGCATCTTCTTTCAAATGCACAGACATGCTGTTGTCGTGTACCATAGCTTTATAACCAAAGCTTTGCAAATACTTACAAATAGCATGCAGTTTAATGAAATCGTTAAAGTTGTCCATCATATTATACCACCTGATTAAAGCATTGTAGTTGATCAAACACTGAATCATTACAGACGTTTTGATCACGATAGACCCATGAACGGTACACTGTATCACGAGTTTCTTGGTCATCATATGAACAGATATCAATCACTGTACCAGATTGCAGATAGATCAGATAATATTTCATGTTAGTCTTTTAGTTGTTGAAGCCTCTATTGTATCACAATTGATCGTTGATTTCGTAAGTGCTGATGCTATTTCCATCAAGATACATTACGACTTTACCTTCTCGATCTACAGCTTCCATGTACTCACCATGAACACCATGCAAATCAGAAGAGGAATGGCAACCCCAACTGATAGTGACATTGTACTTTTTAAGCAGCGCCAGCATTTCGACTGTGAAATCGTTCATTCTTTACTCCAGTTGTTGAAGCCTCTATTGTATCACAGATTTTTGATCACTGACCAATCTTACCTGCAATATCAAACCAATAATCTGTGCCTTGCTTTGTGTACTCCCAAATGACTACACCCCAAAGATCACCAGAAGGTTCAAAGCCTTCAATCTCTCGCATTGGGCCTTGCATATACTCTGCTGCAGCTTTATCGATCAACTCAACCGTTTTGATCAATAGTAGATAGTTCAGTTCGTCTAGTGCTTCTTGTGTTAGCATGTTTTTTTTACTCCCAATCTGAATTGATAATTTGAATCTGTGCAATCAATGCAGCAAGCCATCCACAAATACCTGCTACATTTCCTGTCATAATCTGGATACCAATATTAACACCATACATTACAGCCAAAACTACATGAAACATTTTCATCGTCATATCCTTTGTTTTTAAGTTCGCGCTTTTTATCTTTGTGCTTTTGTACAGCTTTACGCATGACGATAGCTACAAGATGATTCCTTTGTTTAATCTTTAGTTTCTTAAGCTTCTTAGTCAAGATATTCTCGCATTGATTTGTGGATAGCTGTCAAGAGTTTTTGACAATGATTATAATCTTTTGGTGAACCTTTTGCAACCAGTTCGGGAATACTTTCATTGTAGCTGACCATATGAAAAAACATATCAAAATCTGCTTTATTTTCAAAGTTTAAAGCTACCATTACCGGCTTAAACACTTTCTCTTGTTCGATCTCTTTAATTTGGACTTGCATGATATTCTCCTTAATGTAATTCATGTACATGAACTTCATATACATACGGTTTCTTAAGCTGACGTAGATTTTTTAAAATCTTTACAACTTGCGTTTGACTGTAGTAGTGATACTCCTGTGGTAAATCTGCAACAAGAATACGCACTACATATTCTGTGATAAATCTTTGCATATTATACACCTTGTTCTTCTGCCATTGTAGCAGCATGATGCAAGATGTCAGCGATAGTATAATTTTTCATATCAATCTCCTTTAGATTCGTAGTATTCAATCATTGAACTAAGCATATTATACCGTGTTTGCTGCATCTTTTGCGGGTGATCTCGGATTTCTTGCAAAGTTGCATGTCCGTTATTGACAAGCCAATTTCCAAGGCTAAAGTCTCCTCCGAGCATTTCTGAAATATGTTGTCGAAGCTGTCTACCTTTTGCCATAGTAGACACTGTAGAACCTATATCGCGTTCGATTATACGAATACAATCACAAATATAGCAACTCCAATCATCTATATCGTAATCATATAGACTATCTACAAGCAAAACAGAAGCCTTACGCAAGATTTCACTGCTCTTCAAATCAATAGTAGTGTCAAGGTATTCCACCAAAAACAAACACATGTATGCACGATCTTCCCACTCTTCGTAAGAATCTGTATAGGATGCTAAATGCAAATCACCGTATAGTTCCCAAAGCAATGATTCCATTTTTTCGTAATAACTGCTGTCGTCAAACGTAGTAGACAACGCATTACAAATACCACAACTGGTTTGTACAGGTTTTTCTTCTGTGAAATACCACTCAGCAATAAGCTGCAGCTTTTCTTTCAGGTCAATACGCTGTTCTTGTGTAAGAGGGTCAGGATAAGGATAAGACATGGTATTCCTTTTGAATTGCTAAATTATTGTACAGCTACAGCTTCAACGCCGTTGCAACGTACAGCAACAATTGTATCACGACTTACGCTGCGATATCCTTTATTTTGCACATCATACACTGTAATGTATGCATTGGAGGTTTTGTTAAGGGTTGAACCTTTAATGTACTTTTTAACACCAAGGCGACCATTGAGAACACGAGTTGAACCGTCTTTCTTTACAAAGCTTACGGTGATCATTTTACCATTGGACTGGTCAATCAAAGAAGCGAGAAATTTAGAAGAAGACATGTTGATTTCCTTTCAAGGTTTAGAAGATTAGATTATACAGTAGATTTTGAGTTATTCGCCAAACTTTTCAACTTTTTTAAACACTGCAATGACTCGTTTACCTGCAGGATTATTAAAAGTATCAATGACCTTACCGTTAACTACAGCCACAGCGTGACCAGTGACGTTAACAATGTATTCACCAAAGGCAAGCTTAGGCAGCATCTTAGCCAGTGTAATACCTTCTTGAGCTTCACGTTTGGTAATACGTGCTACATAACGAGCTTGACCTGTAGTACCATGCACAGAGTTAAGTACAAAACCAGCTTCATCGTAAGCTTTGTGCATTGTACTGAACGTTGCACCGCAGTGATTTTTACGTCCGTGCTTTTTCAGCAGGATATGAGCGTCTGCATAATCAATGCCACCTGCGTTAGCCAATGCACGAACTGTGCAGTCGTTGTTCTCCAGACCACCTGCAGTAGCACCACGAGTAAAAGATTGGATTGTCTTCATATAAACTCCATTGTGTGTTGGTATGCAAAGATTGTAGCAGAGATTTTTAAGCTTTGAGAATAACCCTACACTTTACTCAGACTTATCGAACTCTTCTTTTAGCTTCAGATATTCTTCGTACTTTCTATCCATAGCTCTTTGGATTTCTTTACTACGAGTCTCCATTCTGAATTGGTATTCTTTATCTGTCTCCATTCGATCAAAGACAAGATAAAGATCAGGTTGATCATCAAAAGTATTGAAATCTATTTCAAATTTAGCAGTACAACCTTGGTAGAGCATGTCGATGTGATTATTACTAATCAGATCAAGGTGTTCTTTAACTTCTTGGATTGTTTTACCATTAAACCAACCAATACCAATAAAAACACGTTTGACTATTACTTTAGTTTTGTTCATTTCCAACCTCCGTTTGAATCAATAATTAAGCACAAAAATCCGATTACAAATAACCACCAAGGGGCATCTAAAACCATACAAACAAACCATCCGAATAAAGCAAGCATATTACTCCTTGTTATACAAATTGTGTTTCTTAATCTTCCAGATTTCATACACAGGTTTGCACTCAGCATCTTCATCTGTGCAGATATAAGCTACAGTTTTAAGCACTCGTGCAAAGCGTACCTGACAATCTCCTACGTCAACTTCATGCATGAAACCATGTTCAATAGCCCATAGGTTATCAGTCTTACGGTAGGTGAAGTAATGCTCGTAGTCGCACTCTTGGAATTCTCCAATGTTGAGTTCTCGAAATGTCATCATAAGATTCTCCGGTTGTTGAAGCTTAGATTGTATCAGAATTTAACCAAAGCATACAACGTGTGAACAAATTTTCAGGGTTATCGCGCTCTTCATTTGTCGTATAAAAGCTGAATTCACCGCCATATGTACGAAACATAATACTAAAGCACATACCGTCACGCATGTCAATGTGCGGGTCTACGTACTTTACTACCCTGCGTCCTGAACGTGCAGCTAATGGTGAATGATACATGTGAATGTAGTTAAGTAGATTCGCAAGGTCAGTCAGCGTCATATTTTTGTTCATTATTCTACCTCAAATTGTTCATAAGTTCGCCATTCAAGGGATGTAGCTTCAAATTCTGCTTTCCAAATTAAGGCTTTGACTTCCTCATCGAATACCTTGACTGCCGAGCGCCACTCATTACAGTAATCGTAATAGACATCATATCCGATCCAGACTTTCATTTCTTTTCTCCAAGTTTACTCAAAGTGTAGTCTACAGCTTTATTTGCATTGTAACCATCGTAGTTACGAATAGGACTACGGTTATTTGTATGCTTGTAAGTATGTTCAGGATAGTAACCAGTCTTAGCTTTATAAGCTTCAAAGAACAAAGATGCATCGCAGTCTTCTTCAAGGTATGCCGTAGCACCACGCATGTAACTGTATGTGCTAATCTGTGTGATGATACCAAGTTCCATCAGCTCAGTGATCTTAACCGCAAGCCAACCGTGAGAAGGGTCTAGGTAGAATTTGTATGTCTTCATTGTTCAACACCTTTGAAAAATTCATCAAGTTCAATCTTAAGTTTTTCAATAGATTCCCGAGCATCACTTCTGGAACAAATCGAACGGTTATCATAGTAATCACTATTTAATTGTTCACGTAGATCAAGATACTCTTCAAGTACATCGGTGAATTTTCGCATGTTTGAAATCCTTTGAGTAGTTAACGTCTGGAGTGAATTATACAATAAAAAAATCCCTGCAGGATATACCCACAGGGAAATAAAGGTTATTTCTTTTCTTTGTCTTTATAGAAAACATGCGCTCCAATACGTGCAGCTACAACCTTAGTCTTTGTCCAGTAGTTCTTAACTGCCCGTGTTGCATAGAATCGCACAGAACGGTCTAGAACAGGCTCAAACTTACCGTAGATCATTTCATCAGCTACATACTCAACTTTTTGATATGCTACTGTTTCCATAGGTTGAAACTTATGCATTACCTGCTCTACGTCAGGTTTCTTCAGTAAGGTATAACTGAATTGTTTATGTTGATGAATAACACCACAATAAGTATCAGGGTAATTCTCGTGGTTCTTGCGGTTGTCAATCACAGAAGCTACAGCCATTACACCATGCAACGACTGATTACCTGCCTCATACCATAGAGCATTCTTTAGACAGTTAGCTTCTTTAGCTTTAAAGCGTTGTTGCTCAATGCGGTGTGCAGCTTCTTGTTGTTTAATCGCAGTGTAGTTCTGGTATTCCATTACCAAGAATGAAGCTACAATTAGTACAATGATGTAATACAACAGGTGCTTTAGCAGTTGTTTAAAATGCTCGTTCATTTTGTCTCCTCAAGCCTACTCAAGTCTTCTGCAAGAACTTCACACCAAACTTTTCTAAGATTCGAAGTTAATGCAAACTGATACCATACACCTTCTTTGCCTATATATTCTAACCTTTCAGACTGCCATTTCCAATTATACTTACCACCATAGATTAGAGTGTCTTTTGTTACAGTAGTCATTCTTTAACTCCAAAATGTTCTAAAATCTCACGACCGTCGATATATTGAGGTGAGTTATCTGCTAATCGAGCACATTCCCGCACAATCAACTCGGCGAACTTTTCACTGTATTGGTATACCCACATACCACTTCGGTCTGAACTCCCGGTATTTTCATCAGCGAACCTACCAGCCTCAAACATTAGTTCTTCGATTCGTTCGTTCATACTTCACCTCGCTTGCGTTGACGATCTTGAGAGAAATCTTTCTTTTTCTTCTTGTCATTCTTAGATGGAGTTTCTTCATAACCTGCATCATCAAAGCGTTTTTTCTTGGCTTTGTTGTTTTGAAGGTAAGAGCTGTGCATTTGGTTTCCTTGGTTGTGTTGTTACGATGGTTAAATTATAGCACTGTTGCGATAGGTTCGAACAAACTTTCTAAAATATTTTGTGCTTGTTCAAACGTAGCTGAACGTGCAATGTAATTAACAACATCACCTTCCATATCAATCTCTACCACATCAAACAATGTATTTGATAGTTTACTACGAACAATGACTGTTTCTGCTACTTCTGACATATTGACTCCTAAAATAAAAAGAAAGGTAGCACCTGTGAAGGCACTACCTAGATTATACCTGAGTTAGACTCGGTTATTTAGCCGTTGAGCTACGTTTTTTGCTTCTGTCAGCAAGCCGCACAATTGTACATCGGTATATTGTAAGGTGTCAAAGACTTTATGATAACCGTTATTCCATTTTGTAATGTAACGCATTTTATTCTCCATGATTTGATGAAAAGTTGTGGGTTTGTTTCAAACGTTCTAAAACATTATCCCTAAAAGAATACGCCAATTTCTTAGCTGTATCATAGCCATATTTAGAAATACTGAAAGATTTTGTGCAATGTTTACCAAATTCTTTCCATGTAACTCTAAATCTGTTATCTCTTGTTAATTGTACACCAGTTTTACCAGATGTATTGTTTGCATATTTCGAGTAGTTCCGATTATTGATCAATTTTGGCACAATTCTCAAATTTTCGATACTATTGTTTAACGGATTTCTGTCTATGTGATCAACCACCATATTCTCATTTATGTTGGAATGGAACATAATATAAATTATTCTGTGTACTGCTAAATACTTGCCATCAAACTTTACAACCCATTTTTGAGGTTTACCTGTCTTTCTTTGATAAACTATCGTACCAACTACACTATTTTCTTTATTAATAAAATATCTTCCATTCCAACCATGAGAAAATTTCCACTTTAATCCGCTAGGACTTTCACTGGTATATTCAAAATAGTCAGCGTATTCCAATTTAAAACCAGCGTTCTTTATAAGCTTTTTCAATACTAAGCTTTAAGATTGTTTCTGCAATAATTGTCTGACCGTGCAAGACATGGTAGATATCACCAATATCAAGTTCTTCACGGTTAGCTTCTGAAAATAACCGCTGAAGAGCTACTTCAAAATCATCTATCGTCATAAATCTCCAATTCCCTGTTATACATTAAACTTGCAATAGCTTCTTTTTCATCTTCATATGAATTGAACTCTATACACTGTTCGTCAAAAATGGATTGTACATCAACTTTATCGTTCAAAGCAAAGCCTCCGGGATGTCTGAGAAATTATCTTTAGTCTTGCTGTGATTTTTCTTATCTAGCAACTCTTGGCTTTCTTTTGTACGTTGGTTATTGTACGTTGGAAAGGGCCATTTAACTGGCAAGTTGTCATTTGGATGCATCGACTTGTTCCACTGCTTCAACATAATTCTCCTTTAGGTATTCTTTCATGTAGGTGTCTTGTTGTACTGACAACCTGAACGTATCATACCACAGGTCTTTGTCTTTTGTAGATCGGGTCTTTAACTTTTTCATGTTAATTTTACCTAGACCTGTTAGACGTACAGATTTTTCTTCAACAAGAATCTTTTGTAGTACTTTACTTAGATGCACAAGTACATCTTCAACTTCATACTTATGGTACTTACAGGACTCTGCTACAGCTTCAATGAGCTTTTTAAAACTTACTGCTTTACGACTTTGCATTTTTGCTCCATTCGAATACTTCCATAAACCGAGGGAGTGCAAAAGCATTAAAAACCTCTGCAGTTTCAGCGAAAGCAATATCATTTGCTACTGCAATTAATTTAAATACCTTTTCACTACCCGGAACACTAAAGAATGCACCTTCTTTTAACTTCTCCAGTTTCAAAGGTGTAGTTAGCATCTGCCAGTCTTTAACATCGTGTTCATTAATCATATCAACCTTCCTTTACATTGTTAGCAATTAGTTGACGATATTGCACCCAACCACGTAGATTACCAGACCAAGGTTGACCATTTTCACTTACGTGCGTCATGCCCTGAATTAACCTGTTTTCATCGCATAGACCTAGCATCATTTTATTCGTGATAGGTGTTGCAATGTGTTCTACAGGGCTTGCATGAACAGGTACAGAGTTAATCAAACGATCAAATACTACTGCAGCTTTCTCTAAGCTTCCATCGTTCTTACGGTACGATACTTGAGCGCAGCAACTTGCACTGATCATACGTGCTTCATCTGCAGTGATGTACTTATCGTTTTCGTCTAGATAGTGGAAATTCTCGGACTCATTGGCTCTATATGTCTCTACATAAGGCACATGCCATTCGCCTTCAAATAGTTGCTCTGGTGTTGATTTATCATAAGCCTCTAGCATTTTCTTTGCAAGTTCTTTAATCTCTGGTTGTGCGTCAAGGTGATCGCGCAGCCAAAACCAGTTGTTTAGTTCCGTAGCGGTGACAATCGTCTTAATCAATTGAAATGGCTCTAATACGCGATTAACGATCTGCTTGTGCAATCCCATATCGCGCATAACAATAGCATGGCTAATGGCGCTATCACGGGCAGCTAACCATAATTGCTTTGCACCTTCGATATTATCAATCTCAGTGTTAGCTTGCATACCTGCTTGGTTCTTACCCCAATGCACAGGCATCGCTGGATTTGTCTTAAGCAGTTCAATAACCCTATCAATCGGAATAGCACGAGAGCTTGCTGCATTGCGGCTAAACATCCGATGTGTCATTAGTTCACCGTGAATAAATCGCGGATACACTAACTCGAATGTAGTTAAACGAGACTTTAAATCTTTGTTATAACTGTCTTTGATAATTTTTACTTCAATCATTTATTATCTAACTCCTGTAGTTGTGCTTGTAATTGCTTGCGTTTTTGTTCTTTCAGATAATCTTGAGTGCTATCTTTAACTTTGACATACCAATTATTTAAAGCTTCTAGTCCAACTTCAATTTCATCAGGTTTAAAATAAAACGTAGAATTTAGAACATCAGTATAATAGCATGGAACATCCTTCATTGCTTCCCACAATTCTTTTTGTGCAATATGATAAACATCATCATGAAATAGACTCATGCAGTTGATATATACATTGACTAAACCTTGGTGATATTTATCATCTGGAAAGTTAGTTGGTGAGTTGACACCCCAGTTAATACCCCAATTAAAAGGAATCTGCTTATAATAATCAGCTAGTTCACAATAACGATCTCCTGTAAACTCACGATCAATGATACGACCTGCAAATAATGATAGGAGTTCAGCAAATGCTGTCACTTTTTGATAATCTTTCTTGATTGTGTCAAGCTTCAGTTTTAGCTTCGGGTGGATATCTTTCATTTATACTCCTTGTGATGATCTGCAATGTAGATTTCTTTTTCTTTCATGAATTCACTAATCTGTTGTTCGTTTAAAAACCCATGCTTACCATACAGATTATACACTGAATCAATACCTACGTCAAGCATTTTACCTTTACTATCTTTAAAGTTTCCATGACAGTGACCGTGCAGATGATATGCACCATGACCCTGACGATGCCAAGACGCGATAGGATAGTGAAATAGTACTACAGGAGTATCACCTAGTTTAATCTCTTTGTAGTCATACCATGCTGCGATTAGTTGGTCTTCTACCAGTTCATCTAGATGCTCTCGTTTATCGTGATTACCCTTGATGAAAATCTTAGAACCCTTAAGCTGTGAAACAACATCAGCTACTTCACTGTACTTTTTAAAGAATGAGAAATCCCCTAGATGATACACAATATCACCTGCAGATACCTCTGTGTTCCAAACATCGATTAACCACTCTGTGTGATTTTCTTGTGAGGTGCAATCAACAGCACGGTTTGTAAATTCTACAATTCGTTTATGTCCAAAGTGCAAATCACTTGTGAATATTTTCATTATCTGTTCTTTCTAATAAATGCACAAGGAATTGTAGGAACTTTACTCCGGTACCATTCATCTACAATATCTTGAAGATGTAATAACAGTTCACATGTATCTGGTAGGTCTTTACTTCGAACCACAAGCTGAACTTCAATTGGTAGTTTAATTTCTTTCATCGTTTACCTTTCATTTGTCCTTTGAGTTTCAAACACTCTTCGTCTTCTAGCTCTCGTAGTCCAACGCAAGGCTTATTGACCTGCTTTTCAGTAGCACGATTATTCAAACGAATAAGGCCACAGTTATTATACACAAACAGACCTTTGGCATGTAATGTACGGTTAAAATTGTGACCTTGCATAATTATTATCCTTTAAAATCTTCAAGAATTACCCTGCGTTGTTGATCGTTCATAGCTAACCATGTGTCTTTATGAACGCTCTGTACAATCTGTTCAGGAACCTCATGCCACATCTCAGGTAACGTACTGATCGTGTGCGGAAGATTATTGTACATCAATTCAACGTTCTTTGCTGTCATACGCATCAACTTTTTCTTGCCAACGTAGTATGGAGTCTTTAGTTTACAGCAGTGATTGTAATTGTGGTATCCAAATGGATTACCTGCATCAGCAATTAAAGGATATACCATAAAACCTTCACCACGGGCGCACTTTGCGATTTCCAATGCTTGCTCTAAAGAACAACGAGTATTAAAACCTAAAGGGTAAAAATCTCCTGTATCCTTCTCACGTACACCAAGTAAGTGCAAACCTTGACGCTCTTGTACAATGTGTGGGTCTTGTGGTACTACAACTTCAAATAGAACTGTAGTTTTATCATCAAGCATAATATCCCAAAGTTTCATATCACGAACGATTAAATCTTTAGCCCACTGAGCGTATTCACTTGTGGTTGTACCTGTAGTAGATACAATCAATTCACCATTGTGTAGTGTAGCACAAGCCATAAAACCATTGATTTTCTTGTACATTTCAACTGGAGTATCTAGTGGTACTTCACTCCAGTAGCCACGTTCAAGATAATTGAAGCTTTTACGTGGAGCAGCTTGTACTAGTTCTTTTGTGCTATTGTGGTATACGTGTCCACGCGATTCCAACAATTCAGGTACTTCATACCAGAGATAATCATACATGGCTCTACGATGGTATTTGAACGTAGTGTATTTCCCATCATTTTTCATGGTAGCTAGACCACGATTAACCAAGTTCATTTGTTGATCGTATGTTAACAGCATATATTCCTTTAGAGTTGCGTGTGAAATTTACGTTTCATCTGCTGTACCTTTTCGTCAGGACAACCGTGAATGTTTTTGTTACCGTGATAATTCTCTACGATAAGACTTACAAAATTAGCACCAGCAAGATTTGCAATATCCATATACGTAGCAACTTCCCACTCTGTAACGCTAGTGTTGGACACCGAAACGTTAAACCCTTGCTCTAGAAAATGCAAAGCAGTAGATTGACACCACTGATGTGCATCTTTTAGTTTTGTTGGATCAAACTCATAATCAAAGGAGTTAGTCTCAGCATTGTACTTTGTAAAGAAATCATCAGCTTCCAAGTTAATCATAGTCAGTGCATATTGATTAAGTAGGTTTGCAAACGTTGATTTACCGCTGCCCGGTACGCCTCTGATTAGGAGTAGCGTAGGTTTTTGTTTGTTCATTTTATACTCCAAAATGTTCTTTAATCTCTTCAGCAGCCCCTTTAAGGGTTACGCACCACTCATCACCACTATCTTCTGTGGGTTCAATAATTTTCAAACATTCCTGAATAATCGACTTGGCGAACTTTTCAATATCACTCAAGTTACAGACCACAGCATGACCGTCTTCTGAGTAATCATAAAGATAGTCACATCCTGCTTTGTTTGCAAGTTCTTTAATTCGTTCGTTCATTTTATCCCCCAATGTAATAGTCCAAACAAATAGATAGCTGCAGAAGCAGCTTCCACTAAAATCAAAGCTTTGTCTTTGTAGTTAAAGCCTACGATACACCAAAGTATACCGCCGATTGCACCAAATATCAGATTCAAAGGAAAAATATTTAGTGCAGTCAGCAGCATCCCGATCATGTAGAAGATTGTACCAGACCAACGTAGCATTAAACGTACTCAGTTCCGAAAGCTATAACATCAGTGCCACTCACGGATGTAGAATATATTACTACTACATCTTCCGCAAAATCCTGACCGTAGTTATACTCAATTTTGCCAATGCCTTCAATAAAATTGCGATCACCTACAGCAATTCTCTTTGCAATAAATTGAAAAAGTTCAGTGAAGGTTTCAATCTTGAAAATGCACTCACTAAATTCTTTTAGTAAAGTACTGTAAGCGATACTAGGGTTAATTTTGACAGCTACTTCTGTTTCGATTGTAACTAGTAAATTTACTTGTTGAGTCATCAGATCACCTCTGCTTTCAAGAGTGTTTCACCATCTTCTGACCATGTTAGACGAAGGTTGTGAATCTTTACCCCTGTACTACTATAAGTTACATGAAGACCTGTCTTTGAAAAGTAAATATCACGTTGAATACACGTAGTAGTTACAATTTCTTTTGGTTTGATGCGGTATTGACCATCAGAAATATCAATTGAATCACATTTAGCAAACTTACTACAGTTGTGCCATGCATCCCCAACTTTAAATTGAATATCTTCACCATTGATCCAAGCAATCAATACGTCTTTTTGATCTTTCAATGCCATGTTAGTTTCTCCTTAAAGTTGATCATACAATTGTACCACTACATTTGATTCTTGTAGGAGTTCAACACCAGAATTATCTCGGTACTGTTGCAAATACACCACACGCTTAATTCCAGCTTGTAGCATCATAGCAGCGCATTGTACACAGGGTGCTAGTGTAACATACATTGTAGCATCTACACAACTTACACCTTCACGAGCAGCTTTTAAAATTGCGTTTTTCTCGGCATGGATAACTTCTGGTTTTGTTATGTACACTGGCATGTTGATAACTACAGTGTCAAATGTCTCGCATTCGTTAGGACGGCCTACAGCAGTGCCATTGTATCCGCTGAGGGTAACACCTTGCCTAGTTACTAAAATCGCTCCTACCTGCGCTCTACGGGCTTTGGATAGTTTGCTGTGCAATATGGCAGTACCCATGTAGGTTTCATCAAGGTCTTTTTGATTAGCCATGAATCACTTTCATCTTAACTTTAGGTTTTTTCATAGGATCAATCCACACTTTATCTCGTAGTGCAATAGCTTGTGCTAATGAGTTGCACACGCAGTACTTATTGACACATTCCCATAGACACCACCATAGCGGTTCATCGTTTCGGAATGTAAATGTTTCTTTGTACGACCAACACAATCCATACCATCTACGTACAAGGTACTTATCACCAAATGAAACAATGTGCGGTTTAAACGGATTGTAAAATTTAGGAAACTTCATATTCTTTAATTCCTTCTTCAGATGTATAACTCACAACTTTAACACCAAAGCCTTTGAGCATAGCTTGGCAAGTTGGACAAGGTTTAGCAGTAGCCATTGTACCATCATTGTGAAACCGTTGAACAAAAACGCTATGAATATTCTTGCGACCCGATGCCAGTACAGCAGAAAGTTCAGCATGGATTTTATCCTTTTGTTCTGACTCTCCAGCTTGTACAGCAAAGTGCTTCATGAGTGGATGACTACGGTTGTAATCGTTAACTCCAGTTCCTAGCACACGACCTTTCTTATCGAAGGCTGTTGCAACAATTTCATAGCGTTTACGTGTCATTACAGTTTCTTAGCTTGTTTGAGTTTGTGTTGAATAGTAGCAAGTACCTTGTGTTTCTTTTTAAGCTTACGTTGTTCGTTACGATAGAAGTTCATCGTGTTAAAGTAAGCTTCAGTGGTTGCATCGTCAGGGTTACTCTTTTGCCAGCAAGCATCAATTCGACCTTTGATGAAACTCAGTGCCTCTTCGTCTGCAGCTAGAACTTCAGAAAGACCTTTGGTAAGCGACTGCAATTCTTCTGTGGTAAGAGATACTGCACGATGTGTATGCGAGTAAGACTTAAGAAAATCTTGCAGTTTATTGTTAGTTAGCACAGGTTCTTGCACTGGTTTGCCTTGCATAGCACGTTCAGCTTTCTCCCATACGATTTCTGCTAGTGCAAGTTCTGCATCTTCAAGACCCATACGGTCTACCATGTGTGCAAATTCAGGTTTCAAGATCATGTAAGTTCCTTTCGGTTGTTAAGTTGAAGCCATGATCATAGCACAACAATTTAGCTTTGCAACTACTTTTTGCACAAATAAATTTTACACAAAGTACTTGACAAGAATTGAAGTTAAGCTACAATCCAAAACGGGACGAGGGACGGAGGGTACGGCAGGGAACTCGACAAGGAACTCAACTTCAGAATCTTCCTTCAGTTATATACTGAAGTTATTAACTTAAGTTACAACATAAAGGATATATGCAGATACAAACAAAGATTGGTTACACAGGTACAACAGTTGTGGTAAACTTTACGTTAGATTCAGATCGTGACATAGATTGGGAGACACTTAAGGTATACTTGTATGAACATCCTGAAGTTGATATCACAGATTTAATGAGTAACGAGTGGTCTACAGAGATTGAAGATGCGATATACTCAGTAGCTGATCAGCTTTTACAAGAAGCTGTCGATGATGCTAAAGTTGAAGCGTACATTACAAACCAAATGTCTAAGGAGTAAATTATGAATGAAAAACCAGTAGCATATTACATGGGTCAACCTGAGTTCTGGATGTGGAACGAAAATAGTGAAGTTGCAAGTTTGCTCTTTGTTATCAATCATCCTGTGCTTGGTAAGTGCAGTAATGTTCGCACTTCTACAGTTCTACAGAAGTTCTTTGACGGTAGTTTTGAAACTCGTAACACAATGTACAAACCACTTGCATCTGAAGGGATGGGTTCATGAAGTTAAAATCAAAAGATGTTAAAAATGTTCGCTTGACATGGCAGGAAGTCAAAAACGATGGTACAATCTCAAATCGTTCTTATGCTTGTGATGATAAAAGTGCAAGCTGGCATCTGATGCAAATGCGTAAGAGTCCTTCACTTCGTAGCATTAAAATGGAGAAACTATGAACAAACAATCAAACTTCAAACACGATAAACCAATGTTTCCGTGGGTGATTGTTGCACCTGATGGTCTAAGATGGCTTGGTCTTGCTATGAATGAACATCATGCTTGGCAATATGCCCTTGGTTGGCCTGATCAACAAGAGATACAAGATCACAAAGAACACCTTGGATGGTACGCAAGTGAAGCAACTTGTACATGGAAACCTCAGATTAAAGGATAATTATGAGTACAGCAGAAGAACGTATGCAAAATGAAATTGACGAACTAGAGCAAGAAAATCGTCTGTTACGTGCGCGTAATGAAAGACTAGAGCGAGAAGGTGAAATGCGTAGGCTTGCCTTGTTAGATGTTATGCAAGCAGCACCAGTTCTCAGTGCAGGACCAATTACAGCGGAAATGGCAAATTGGAGTGCAGAGGATAAAGCTGAACTTGTTGCAGTGATTGCAAAACATACATCACCTGTGCAGGAGCCTCATCCATTAGATGTGCTGCACATTCATCGAAATGCAGTTGAGCGAACGCTGAAGTGCCTAAACTCACCTCAGCAAGCCGATCTTAGACTTGTGCTTCGTGATTTGTACGCTGCGCTCACCACCCCACCCGCAGCACAGCGTCAATGGGTTGGACTGACGGATGGTGAGATGCCGACACTTGTTGTTCGTAGTGGTGTGCTTGTTAGTTTTCCAGAGACCAAGGCCTTTGTTAAAGCCATTGAAGCCAAACTCAAGGAGAAGAATGTATGAAAGTTAAAGCAACAAGTTTACCAAAAACTATCCAGCAGTTTCAAATCTGTTTAGATGTTGCATTTGCTGGTGGTAAAGCATACGGCAAAGCTAAAGCTGAGTTAAAATCCTTTGTTGACCTTACAGACGAGCAAATCGAAAATATCTTTCTTAATGAAGGTTGGTCATGGAATGAAAAAGCTGACATGTATGTACCTGCAGTAAGGGAAGTTCTGAAATTATTTAAGGAGACTAACGAATGATCAAACTAATTTTTGTACTAGCATTGGTAACGCTGATCGTAGCAGGAGTATTTTTCTTTTTTAAAGAATCAGATGCATCTGCAAAGTGGAAAGCAGTAAAAACTGTGCTATACTTGCTATTCTTCGGATTCATTGCTGTGTCAATTCTGGCTGGCATTGTTATTTTGTTTTAATTAAAGGAGTATTTATGAAATTTATTAAAAGTGTTATTCTTGCTGTTGCAGTTGCTTTGGCTTCTGTGGGTTGCACTCGCATTGAGACTGGCGAAGTCGGTGTACGGGTCAATGCATCAAAGCAAATTGAAGGTACAGAACTGCAACCGGGAACTTGGAATCAAACTTTAGTTGGCTCTATTTTGACATTTCCAACAAAAGATATCTCAATTAACCTAGACAATAAAACACCAATGACTGCAGATAATAGTGCTCTCGCTGACTTTGATATTACAATTGTGTACGGTCTAAATTCAACGTCTGTATCTGAACTGTACTCAACTAAGAGTCGATCATTTCATGCTGAAAGTAAAGGTGATATTTTCTTGATGTACAATTATATGTCTACATTGACTAATAATGCTGCATATAAAGTAATCCGTGGTTATAAGTCACTTGAGGTTGCAGACAATCGTGCTAAGATTGAAGAGCAAATCCGTGATACTGTAAATGAGCAACTGAAAGCTGAAAAGTTGGACAACGCTGTATCACTAACAGTTGTGCAAGTGCGTAACATTCTACCCAATGCTGAAATTTTGCAGTCTGCTACCAACTATGTTCGTGCGCAGAATGAACTAAAGATTAAGCAAACTGAAGTTGATATTGCTAAGAAAGAATCCGAGCGTATGGCTGCACTAAGTTCTAACTCTGGTCAGTCTATTGCTTATATGCAAGCGCAAGCACAAATGAAGATTGCAGAAGGCATTGCAGCAGGGCGTGTAAATACAATTGTTGTACCGATGGATTTCAAGGGAATGGTTTCGATCGGTAAGTAATACAGGGAGGGCTTCGGCTCCCCTTTTATTGTTTTAAAGTTTGGAGGAACTATGAGATATTTTGTAACTATTAAAGTTGAAGAAACACTGGTGATTGATGATGTGTGCAATGAAGCTGAAGCTATCAAAGATGCATTACAATTCTTTGATCCAACAGCACATGACCCTGAAGTTGTAGAAACATGGAGTGACGAAGATGACTACTGAAACTATCATTTGCAACGCTATCATGACACCCGATGGTACATACCTGCGTAGCTATAACCGACATGACTACAAAGAGCACTTAGATAAAGTATCTGGTGAAGTCTACATTGTAGACGGTGGCAATGATTACTTGCGCCGTAGCGTAAATACAACACCTGCTACAGCAATGGATGTGTACCTGAGTGATCCTTTTGAGACTATTCGTAGGAACTTTGTGTGGAAGTCTTATGGTAAGAACGGTGAGCATATCCCACACGGTGTTTATATTTACTTGTGCGAGATGGCTATTGACCATATTCGTGCTATACTTGAGACTCAAACGCAGATCAGAGGTACTTACGTTGAGATGCTATTCAAGAAAGAACTTGTGTATAGAACAGGAACTGTAACTTTAGGGGAAAATAATGAGTAATCAATCAGATGTAGAGCAGTTTTGGTCTACAGTAGCTACAAAGTTTGGCGACAAACGTACATGGCATCAGTTGAACCCAATGGAGCAACAGATGATCATCCAAGGTATTAACATGATTTTACAGGTGGTGGCACAATGAGTTTAGTATTTCTAATTTATTTGGCTGGTGTTATTACCAGCATTGTAAAATTTCTAAGTTTTATCGTTGGCTCAACGATTGTTTTTTACGCTGCATATGTCGTTGGTTATTTACTAGCCAATGCGGACTACTGGCATAAAAGAGGTAAATTTTATTCATGGCCTATTGCTGTAATTCTAGCTTGTGGTACAATCGGAGCATTTCTGCCAAGCGAACGCACAATGTGGATGATGGCTGGTGCGTACACAGGTGAAAAAGTAATGGAAAGCACAATCGGTAAGCAGACATTAGAGCTTATTGAATTTAAGCTTGCAGAAGAGCTTGATGCTATCAAAAGTAAAGTCAAGGAGAAAACTAAATGAAATTTCGTATTATTGAAGTACCTCGTTTTGAAAATTGGAGTGGTGAGTACGAAATGACATTTTCCGTACAACAAAAGGTTTGGTTTTTCTGGAAGAACGTTTACACCGGACTTACTGATGCCAGAAGTGCAGAGAAGTTGCTTGAACGTAAATTAAGAATAGCTAGTGTTCATAAGAACAAACCGAACGGAAAAATAGTTAAGGAGATCGAAGCATGAATTTTCCTAAATTTATTTGGCAATCACCTAAGATTTTCTACCATGCTGGTCTATACTTGAAGATTGGTAACAAACGGTATCGCATTTTTAAAGCTGGGAGAGATTAGTTTTGATCAGATTTGAAGATTATTTTTATTACGATGAGACAAGTGAAAGTTGCCTACGTTGGAAATGTAACAAACTTACTCAAAAAGGTAGACAAACAGTTGCTCATTTTAATGATATTGCCGGACACAGAATATTTAGAAAAACAGGTAAACCGCAGAGTTGGCGAGTTACATTTGATAATAAATCTTATGCTGTACATCGAATTATTTGGAAACTGTTTAACCCTGATTTTGATATTTTTGATAAATCTTGTGTTATTGATCATATGGACAGAAATGCACACAATAACAATTTAAAAAATCTTTGTGTAAAATCTTTCAGAGAAAATTTACAAAATAGAAGTAAAAATTCTAACAATAGCTCAGGAATTACAGGTGTTTCGTATGACTCCAAAAATAAAAGTTGGAGAGCAACTTGGAAAAATATTAATGGTGAACAGATGAACCTTTCGTTTTCTGCAGTAAAATACGGAGATGCTGTTGCTTTTAATAAAGCATATGAGGCTCGAAAAACAGCTATTGAAATTTTAAATCGAGACTATTTTCAAAAATATACAGATCAACATGGAGAACGATGATGACAATTCCAGAGGGCTTTAAGCCACAACTTGCAATCGAGCAAACCAAGGTTAAGACACAACCAGCAAACCGATATATGTCTGAAAAGCTTGACGGTATTCGCTGCATTGTATTTGGTGGTGTAGCTTATTCACGTAGTCTTAAATCGATTCCAAATAAGTTTATTCAAGCTTATTTTAAGAACCAGTGGACAGGTGGGTTACTGGAGGGTCTAGATGGTGAACTAATCATTGGTGATAAGAATGCACCTGATGTATTTAACCAAAGTACTTCTGGAGTTATGCGTATTGAGGGTGAACCAGATTTTACTTTTTGGGTATTTGACCGCTTTCATCCTACATCTACTTGGTTAGAGCGTTACGCTCATTTGGTTAAGATAGATCGTGATGATCGTTTACCATTGCGAGTAGAAGTATTGCCGCACTATTCCATATCATGCGATGAACAGCTTGATGAATTTGAAGCTGAAATGCTGGCTCAAGGTGCAGAAGGTGTTATGATTCGTGATACCGATGCTAAATATAAGTGCGGTCGATCTGGAACTAAGAATCCAGAATTGCAGAAAGTCAAACGCTTTGTAGACAATGAATTTGAAATCATCGGTTGGGAGCCTAAGTACACCAACACCAATGAAGCAAAGACCAATGAATTAGGCCGCACAGAACGCTCTACAGCTAAAGACGGTATGGTAGCCTTAGATACAATGGGATCGTTGCTTCTACGTACCTCTAAAGGCGATACATTCAGTTGTGGCAGTGGTATGACTGATGCTATCCGAGAAGACTTGTGGGAACGCAGAGAATCACTGATGGGTCAACTTGCAAAGGTTAAGTACTTTGACGTTGGCACAGGATACTCCGTACCTAGATTTCCGGTTTTAGTTGGTATTCGACATAAAGATGACATGTAAAGGAGAAACAAATGACAGAACGTAAATTAGCAACTATTCGTAAGATTGCAGCAATTGAACCCATCGAAGGTGCAGATGCTATTGAAGTCGCTGTAGTCGATGGTTGGAAAGTTGTAGTAAAGAAGGGTGAATTTGCAGTTGATTCACTTGCCGTGTATATCGAAATTGACTCGTGGGTAGGTCACGATATTGCACCATTCCTATCTAAAGGTAAAGAGCCTCGTGAATTTGAAGGTGTAAAGGGTGAGCGCCTACGTACAGTAAAACTACGTGGTCAAATTTCACAAGGTTTGTTGCTACCATTAAATGTACTAACGAAAGTACAAAAAGAAGATTGGCTAACTCCTGATGAATTCGAAGGATCAGATGTAAGTGATATTCTTGGTATTATCAAATGGGAACGCCCCATGAACGCTCAACTTGCTGGTATGGCACGAGGTAATTTCCCTGCGCTAGTACCAAAGACTGATCAAGAGCGTATTCAAAACTTGACACGACAGTTTGAAGAGTACCAAAAAGATACTTGGTCAATCACGGAAAAGCTTGATGGCTCCTCTTCCACATTCTATCTTGATGATGAAGGTGTATTCCATGTATGCTCACGTAACTTAGACTTGAAAGAAGACGAAGCAAATTCATTCTGGAAAGTAGCACGTAAGTTTAATATTGAAGATATCATGCGCCGTAATTTTATGAAGGGTATGGCAATTCAAGGTGAAATGATCGGTGAAGGTATCCAAGGAAATCAGTACAAAGTACAGCTTGACTTCTACGTTTACGACATGTACAATACCCACACAGGACAATATATCTTACCTGTACAGCTTAAAGCGGCGTGTGAAAAGCTTGGGTTAAAGCATGTGCCTATCATCAGAGAAACTGCCAATATTAAAGACTGTACTATTCAGATTCTATTAGAACATGCTGAAGGTAAGTCTTTGTTAAATGGCAGTGAACGTGAAGGTTTGGTGTTTAAGAGTAACACTGTGCATGATTGCAGCTTTAAGGCAATTAACAACAAATGGTTACTTAAAAACGAATAAGGAGTAAAATGGCGAATTTTATCAGGCATACAAGTTGTGATAAATGCGGCAGTTCAGATGGTAGAGCAGTGTATCAAGACGAATCAAGTCACTGTTTTGTTTGTGAGCATACAATACCATCTGAAGAGTTCAAAGAAGCAAATCAAAAGAAACCATCTAGAGTTCGCTCTAGCGTTAAAAAGGAAGTAGAGAACATGGAAGTTAAACCAAGTACAAAACCTGCACTTACACCAGAAGAGAATTCAGAGATTAAATCTGAAACTTCTGTTAAGGCTAAAGGCTTTCGTGGTATTGATGATGCTGTTTACACTAAGTTTGGTGTACGACATGCTTTTGCAGAGGATACAGGCGAAGTTATTGAGCAGTACTACCCTTGCACACAAGAAGGTCAATTGGTAGGCTACAAGGTCCGTGAAGTACCTAAGAATTTCTATTCCAAAGGTCGAACAGGGGCTGACTGCGAGTTGTTCATGCAGTTTCGATTTAACCGTGGTGGTAAATATGTGATCATTACCGAAGGTGAAATTGACGCACTATCTGCATATCAAATGCTGTCTGAGTATGCTGAAGCCAAAGGCGGTGTATTTGAAACTGCTGTAGTGTCTCCAACTACAGGTGCTAACTCGCACAAACAAATTGCAGGACAATTCAGGTTCTTTGATTCGTTTGAGAATATTGTTATTTCATATGACAATGATAAGGCTGGTCAAACTGCTACAGAGCAACTACTTAAAGTACTACCAAAAGGTAAGGTCAAGATTATGCCAATGCGTTATAAAGACGCAAACGAATATCTTGAAAAAGACAAAGCAAAGGAGTTCATTCATGATTTTTATGATGCTAAAAAGCAAGTTCCTGTAGGTGTATTAGCTTCTAGTAAACTGTATGACCGAATCATGGGTCAAACTGCGGTTGCCAAGATTCCGTTTCCACCTTTCATGCAAAAGCTTAACGAGTTGTTCGTTGGTGGTATGCCACTAGGTCACATTGTAAACATTGCTGCAGATACAGGCATTGGTAAAACTACACTGGTAAACGAATTGATTTACTACTGGATTTTTAACTCTCCACACACTGTAGGTATTGTGTCAATGGAATTAGATGCAGGTCAATATGGTGAAGTGCTATTGTCACGACACCTTGAAAAGAAGCTTGCACTAATCGAAAGCCAAGACGAGAAGATGGCTTACTTGAGTACAGACCGTGTAGTAGAAAAAGCAAAAGAACTTACCATTAAAGAAGATGGTGATTCTCGTTTCTATCTGCTAGATAACCGCGATGGTTCAATTGAAGAAATTCAAGACACTGTTGAAGAGTTAGTTTCTGCTTGTGGTGCGAAAGTAATCGTACTGGACCCACTGCAAGATATTTTGGATGGTCTATCTAACGAAGAGCAAGCGGAATTTATGAAGTGGGCTAAAGGCTTTATTAAGAGTCACGGCATTACTTTCATCTTTATTAACCACATGCGTAAGACACCTGCAGGTCAAAACGGTGCTGATAGCGAACAGAACATCATGGGTTCTAGTACGATTATCAAATCTGCTTCTGCTAATATCTTGCTAAAACGTGATAAGATGGCTGAAAGTGAGATCACACGTAACAGTACTGAAATCAGCGTAACTAAGAATCGTGTATGCGGTTTGACTGGACCTGCTGGTTCTATCTACTACGACAATGCCACTCATACACTGCATAGCTTGGATGACTGGTTAAACAATCATTGATAGTTGACATGGGCCTCAAGTTGTGATAGACTTGGGGCTTATTTATTTGGAAGGAAGACATGCGTTACATCATCGACATCGAATCTACGAACTTGCTGCAAAACGGTTTGGATTACACCTCTATGCCTTTTCAGTTAAAGCCTGACTACAAAGTCTGGTGCGTGGTCGTGCGTAACCTAGACACCAAAGCTGTAGTATCACTAGTCAAAGAAGAGATCACAAAGAAGAATCTCAGTCGTATTTTGAGTGATTGCACCGAACTGATTGGACATAACATTGTAGCTTTCGACTTACCTGTACTGATGCTGTATGATGCCTTGGACTACACTGTAGGCTATCCCGGTCAACCTAGTACACTGTTTGGTAAACCTGTTCAAATTACAGATACACTTTTGTGGTCTAAACTACTGAATGCTGATCGTCTTGGTGGTCACAGCCTTGATGCTTGGGGTAAGCGTTTGGGCAACAACAAGATTCACTTTGCAGAGTGGGACCGTTTCTCACAAGAAATGCTAGACTACTGTATTCAAGATACAAGCGTTAATGCTTCAGTTCTAAGCGAGCTTATCAAAGAGCAAGGTAAGCACGATTGGAATACACCTTACAGCATGGAAGTTAAGCTGACTGATCTTACCTTACGTCAAGAACTATTCGGTTTTGATTTTAACGTAGAGCTTGCACATAAGAACATTGCAGAACTAACTACATTGATGCAAGACATTGCGAAGACTGTAGACCCACTGCTGCCTAAAAAGCGCATGACACAAGCCAATGCAAGTTTCTATCAGTTGCCAAAGATTCGTTTTAAAAAGAACGGCGAAGTGTCAGCTAACCTTCTGAAGTTCTGCGAGAAAACTTCTGCAGTTATCTCAGAAGACCAAAAGACAATTACCTTTGAAGGTAAGGTATTTCCTATTACTACAGACGAGCCTCTAAAGAATGAAGAGGAGGCAGACATTGAAGATATCGATGTTGTCAAAGGCTATCTGATTTCCTTGGGTTGGGTTCCATCTGAAGTTAAAGAGCGCGATATCGTTAAGAAGACCGATAAGAGCGTAAGAGATTACGATGGCATCATTGAAGCTATTGACCGCTATGTCAAGCAAACTGAAACTTCAGTGTTTCGTGACTTGCGTTTAGAATTGCTGGATGTTCGTATGGAAAACTTACGTGCATTCTTGATTAAGAAAATCAACGGTACAAAACCTATTTACCTGCCTACTACTCCTAAGCTTACTGTAGGTGTAGAAAAAGAAATCTGTCCTAACCTTATCTCACTAGGTCAAAAAGCAGAGTTCGTAAAAGATGTTGTGCATTACTACACATATCGTCACCGAAAGAATTCTATTGCTGGTGGTGCTTTGGATGAAGATGGTGAACCAATGACAGGTTTTCTAAGTGCTGTACGTGAAGATGGTCGTGTGCCTACTCCTGCAGATACTTTAGGTGCTAACACTGGACGCTATCGCCATAAGATTGTGTGTAACGTACCTCGCGTAACTTCGCTGTACGGTGAACAAATGCGTACACTGTTTGGTAGCGGAAAGGGACTATGGCAGTTGGGTTACGACTTTGCTTCACTGGAGGCACGAGTAATGGGTCACTATGTGCTGCCTTATACTGACGGTGTAAACTTAGCTGCAGCGTTGGTTGCAGAAAAGCCTAATGACATTCACAGTATTAACGCACGTAAACTTGGAATTGACCGTAGCTCTGCAAAGTCCTTTTCCTATGCTGCGATTTATGGTGCACAACCTAAAAAGCTATCTAAGATGCTTGGCATTAGTGAAGCTGAAGGTCAACGCTTGTTTAACGAATATTGGGACGCTGTACCTGCACTTAAAGAATTAAAAGAACGTGTAGAGCAACGATGGGAAGCAAGCGGCAAGAAGAGCATTCCGGGCCTTGATGGTAGGTTGCTATCAACTCGTAGTAAACACAGCCTTATTAACGTTCTATTCCAGTCTGGTGGTGCTATTGCTGCTAAGTGGTCTGCTGTTCGTTTAGCTCAGGCTATGGAAGAGCGTGGAATCCTTGGCGATCCTTTCAAAGATACCAAGAAAGATGTTAAAGTCTGGTGGTTGATTCACATGCATGATGAACAACAGATGGCTTGTCATCCTAGTTTGCTGCAGATTAAATCGTTTGCAACTGAAGAAGAAGCAAAAGAATTCGTTCAAGCTAATCCCGGTTGTAGTGCTATTGGTCACGGTTCGAAGGGTGCGTATGTTGGTATGAAGACTGTACCTGTAGAATGCATCGAAGAAGGTATCAAAAAAGCTTGCCAAGAGTTGAAACTTCGTGTAGACTTAGGCTTTGAGTACATTCCCGGTATGAATTGGGGTCAGTGCCATTAATGAAAGGAAGATTATGGATATCATTGAACGATTGAGAAATAATTTACAACCGAGAGGGACTGCCCCTGTTGTTCAATTACGTATAGCAGGTTGTGGAATTTTTGATAGCAACTTTGTTTCAAAATGCATTGACGATCTAGAAAACATTACATTACGGGCACACGTAGGTGATCCTCCTTCAAATCTAGAAAAGTTAGCATATCAATTACTACTGGACTCAGCATATATTGATTTAAAACACGAAAGTGAACGTGAAAAATGGTTGAAGGAGAACACATGAGTTGGGGTGCTTTACCGTTTTGGGTGTGGGAAGTAGCATACGAACATGACCTTGCTAAGATGCAATGCTGTTTTGAAGATGAATGGTTTGCTGGTACACATAAGCAGTTACCTGAGCATGTAATCAGCATATCAAAAGCTACGTTTAAAACACACGCTGTTGGAGGATGGAATCATGAAAGAGTACTATGTGGTTTATAAAGAATACAAGCAACCTAAGCTTGGGCACTTTATAATTACTGCACAAAACAAACATGAAGCTAAACTTGCATTTTTATCTTCAGGTATTAAACACGATTATATCATAAAGGTTATACTATGAGTTACACGTATAAGTACAATAAAGAGTATCAAACGTTGGAGCAGTATGATAAAAACGGTATACTACGAGCTTGTATGTCAATGCCACAATCTGATCTTAACGAATTGACTAGGCTGAATATTAGAGTAAATATTTTACGAGTTGTTGACACAAAGTTAAAAACTGATGTATAATTGAGATTAAGCGAGTGTAGCTCAGTTGGATAGAGCACTGGTCTTCTACACCATTGGTCGTGGGTTCGAATCCCTCCACTCGCACCAAACAATGTAACTGTAGCTCAGTTGGTAGAGCAGGAACCTCTTCACGGTGAAGGACCAAATGCCAGAGGGTAAACCAAGCCGATGGTTCGAATCCATCCAGTTACACCAGTTTTAAACTTACGAATGAACCGAAAGGTTGCCAGCCTCGATGCCTTTGTACTTACTCGTAGATGATTCTAGATATATCTAAGCTGCGATAGTCGGAAATCAAAGGATTCGTAAGTTTAAATTCATAAATAGTCCCGCTGATGCCTGTTGCTCAAATCCCTAGAGTTAGCGGCAAACTTCCAGCGAGGCGGGTGTAAGTCCCGTCATTAAAAATGCAAGTACAAGTTGCGCTGTACTGCAGGATTTCCAGCATGCGGATTGTCGTCCAATAGTGTAACGAATAATAGGAGAGAAATCTTCTACGGGAGCGAAAGACACTATAATACTGGTTTAGGGACCAGAGTTTATAGTAAAGTGTATTTATGTATATTTTACTATAACCGTGAGTGAAGCCGAGAAGTCAGGCAGCGACCTCATAAGTCGTTGGAAGCAGGAGCGTTACCTGTCGCTCACACCAAACATGGGCAGTTACTGTGTAAACGGCTAACAGGTGTTTGTAACTCAAGCATGGCGGCAGTTCGACTCTGCCACTGTCCACCAAATAAAGGAGTTAACATGAAAAATCTTCTGATCGGTTCACAAGCATTGCAATACTGGAGTGCTACGTTTAAAGCAAAGCCAGATTCAGATTGGGATGTTATCAGCGAACATAAAATTCAAGATGACAATAAGCGCATTGAATGGCATACATTTGATCAAGTCGGTAATTACGATCTACTAAACTATGCAAGTACGCACTACATTGAGATTGCAGGTCAAAGAGTTTACGTAGTTAATCCTGTTGGCCTTGCTATTGTAAAGCGCAGTCACTTGTGGCGTGATCGGAAGTTTGAAAAACATATGACGCACTACAATCTGTACTTAAAAGTATTTCGTCCTTTCTTTACTGACAAAGATGAAGATGTACTAAACAAACGCACCAAACTTACAATGTCAGCATACCCACAAGGTAATCCAAACTTGATGCAAACAGTAGAAGATTTCTTTGATGATGCTGTAACTAAGAAGTACAATCACGATTACTTGCACGAGTTGTTTGCCTATTACGATCAACCTTTGTATAAAAAATTACAAAAAGATTCAAAGTTAGCGTGGTGCGATAAAAATTTGTGGTACAATCTAAGTCATGCAGACAAACTTAGATGCATTGCAGAAGAAGCTTATGTTATTTCAACTGAAAGGTTCTTAGTGCCTAGCGATTGGAATACACCAGCTAAACTAGCGTTTTACAAATCAGTCAACAAGATTTGTACTACACTGTGTTCAGGCTGGTTTAGAAACTATGCAATTGATAACTATACAGATATCTTGGATATGTTTGATGCTGCTAAGTTTGAGAATGTTAAACAAATTTTACTAAAGGAGTAATATGACTGAGCGTTTAATTGACAGAATTAGTACACTACTTGCGGAAACTGCTAATGAAGTTAAATATGAATTGCATAATGGTGTGTTTTCATCTAAAGAAGATAATTGGGATTACCCAAGTGTAAAAGACTTTAGAAAACAGCTTACTGAAGCTAACATCAACTTTGAACTTGTAGATCGCTACGGCGGTGAAGACCAAGGATCGGACTACTGGAGTGTGTATTCATTCTCAGATGGAATGCAAGTTGTATTCATTAAGTTTGATGGCTACTATGCATCATATGATGATTCAACCTACGAAGAATTCTACGAAGTGCAAGCTGTAGAGAAAACTATTACTGTGTTTGAAAAGAAATAAGGAGTTTAATATGAGTCTTAAAGAAACTTTAAAAAGTATGTTTAGTAGTGTAACTGATAGTTCACTAGAAGATATGATGAATGAAGATAACTGTTACGGTGAAATTGCTACTGCACTTGACAATCAATCAATCGCTTATGAATCGGTAGATAGTTACGGCGGTGAAGACCAAGGTTCTCACTACTGGTGCGTATGGAAGTTTAGCAAAGACGGTGAAGAGTGCTTTGTTAAAGTCTACGGTTATTACGCATCACACTACGGTACAGATTACCAAGGTTACAAGTTTGTAACACCTAAACAAAAGACTGTCATTGTCTACGAATAACAAAAAAATAAAGCTTGACTTGACTAACAAGCTTTGTTATAATCTGGTTTGTGGCAAAAGCTGCATTAGTCGTGCATTTAGTCCTGCACATTTTAGTCTGTAACATAATTAGTCCTCGAAAGGAAATATATGAATAAATTAACTGGAACTCTACTCTACGTCCAACTCAACAAGCCTGTTAAAGCTTATGTCAAAGCTGGCGATGCACCTAAAGCTGACGAATGGAAAGCATCTGTAGCTATTGTAGATGAAGACACTATCGATGAATTTGAAGATTATGCTAAAAGCATTGACGCAAAAGTATCAGTCAAGAAAGTCAAAACTGCAGAGTTTGAAGCCGTATATAAAACCGCACCACCAGAAGGCGCAGGTAAGAATATTTGGGTTGTCACTTTCCGTAAATCTACAGAGCTAGGTAAAACTGGTAAGCCTGTACCTGATCTATATAAGCCGAAAGTCTTTGAGAAGGTTAAGAATACACTAGTTGATGTAACCAACACTAAGCTACCCGGTAATGGTTCTATTGGTTCAATCAGTATTGATGTGTTTACTCGCAACAACGGTACAAGTTCTCTTTACCTAAAGAACATTCTTGTTACCGAAATGATCGAATATGTGCCAGAAGAAGGTTCAGCAAGTGATTACAATCCCGGTGATGAATTCGGTGATGATACTCCTGCACCAAAAGCAGAGAAACCTGCCGCTAAACCTGCTGCAAAAGCTAAAGCTAAACCAGCGGTTGATGACACGGATGACGATATTCCGTTCTAATCATATAGTAGGGGCTTCGGTCCCTACCTTTAATATTCAATAACACAAGGAGAATTATGACAAAGCAAACTAAAGACATTCTAACGATTGTATCTGTTCTTACATTGGCTATTTTAGCTATCATTTTTGTGCCGTTGGCTACAATCTGGTCGCTCAATACGTTGTTTCCAATCCTGAGTATTCCATATACATTCTATAGCTGGTTAGCTGTAGTTGTAATGAATTTCACATGGATGTACAAACCAAATCTTAAAAAGGCCTAATATGCAAAGTAAAGAAGCAATCGCTAAACTAGTACGACTATACACACAAGAACAGTCTCTTGGCGAAGAAATCAAAGAGATTAAAGATGAAGCTAAAGCGGCAGGTCTTGACCCTTCAGTATTGTGCAATGTAGCTAAAGCTATCGTAAAAGATGGTGTCCAAAAGCTAGTAGAAAAATCAGAGCTAACACTAGAAGCCATCCAAGCTGCTCGTAGCTGATAATAAGACCCCGAGGTTAATCCCTTGGGGTTTTTCTTTAAGGAGAATCTGTAGATGACAGAAAGAGTACTTATCATTGATGCTGACCTGATTGCATATCAGTACGCTGCAGCGAATGAAAAGCGCAGTATTGTAGCAAAGCACCTAAAATCAGGCAGAGAAAAAATCTTTAAAACTCGTACAGAGCTAAAGACGTTACTCAAAGAAAAGAACATGGAGTTTAAACCTGAAGACTATGAAATTGAAGATGTACAAACAGCAGCTTCTATTCGATTTGCTCTACGTAACGTAAAGAGCGTTATTCAGCGTTTAACGGACCATACGTGGGCTGATCGCGTAGAGCTATACCTTGGTACTGGTAAGACGTTTAGACACGCTCTAGCCCTTCCTACACCGTATAAGAACAATCGTGATGACCTAATCAAACCTTTGCAACTTGTAGATGTACGAAGATACTTACAAGTTAAGCACAAAGCGCAGTTGATCAAAGGTATTGAAACTGACGACATGATTACAATTAGAGCCTACGAAGAGTTAGCTAAAGGTAATTATCCTATCATTGCTTCTGCAGATAAAGACGCACAACAGTCTCAAGGCGTAGAGGTGCTAAACTTTGGACAAGAAGAGTGGCAAGGCAAGGTTATTCCCGATGTAGGGGCACTGTGGAAAGAAAAGACAAGTTACAAAGGTGAAGGTCTAAAGTTTCTAGCATTGCAAGTACTTTCAGGAGATAGTGCAGATACTTACAAAGGTTATCAGTTGTCTAATGTAGCTTACGGTCCAGCTAAAGCTATGAAAGCACTGGAGAAAGCAAACACTGAAAAAGAAATTCTTGAAGTTGTTATCAGCGAGTTTAAACACTTATATCCAGAACCTTTTGATTACACAGACTGTCATGGTGAAGATCACACAGAAGTTACTTGGTTTGACATGCTTCAGATGTACTGGACGTTAGCTTACATGAAGCGCAGTGCAGATGATGATAGTAGTTTTATTCAGTTTGCAGCGGAAAGAGGTGTGTATGTCAACTAAATCAAATAGCACAACTGATCTTTATAACACAGCAGACGTTAAGAAAGTACGAGAACTGCTTACAAAAGAGCAATTCAACACATGTGCAGTAACTGGCTTAGATATTCCGGTTAAGCAACATGTTTTAGATCACGTTCACGATGAAACTCAGTTAGTTCGTGGTGTATTACATCGTCAGGTTAATGCTTTCTTAGGTAAAAGTGAAAATGCTTTTACACGTTTGATCGCTTGGTGGTATCCTAATGATCTACCCACTTTGCTCAGAGAGTGTGCAGACTATCTTGAGAAAGAACCTGACACACGCTACAGACATAACATGTGGATAAAGAAGATTAACACTGCATTTAATAAGCTAAAAGAAGCACAAAAAGATTCAGTGTTAGTTGCTTTAGGTAAAACTGCAGGTAAGAATGCTGTTGAACGCAAGAAATTATTTCAATCTGCAGTGTTGACAAAGCAGTTCAGCTATGATACACTGCGAGACATTATCAACAAAGAGAAGGATGTGTGATGGAAGTAACCGAAGTACAAAAAAGTGGTTGGGGTGATTCTTATTATCCAAAAATGTCTGATTTAATTGGACGAGTGTTTACAGAAGTAATCGAAACTGGTGACCAACTTATCCTTAAAAACGATAAAGAATATTTTAAGTTTTATCATGAACAAGACTGTTGTGAGAGTGTATCAATTGAAGATATCACAGGTGACTTGACTGATTTGGTTGGTTCACCTATCTTATTTGCAGAGGAATCTTCAAACAACGATGAAAATACATCTGAATCTGGTACGTGGACTTTCTATAAGTTAGCTACAGTCAAAGGTTGGGTTGACATTCGCTGGTACGGTTCATCAAACGGTTATTACTCAGAGAGCGTAAGTCTAGCTTACGATAAGTATGAAAATTAAAGTAATCGACTGCAACGATGGTTTGCTTTGGTATGCTAAAAGAATCGGCGAAGAATTCAAAGTAGAGTTCATCGAAGACAAAGCGTATTGGGCAAGAGAAGGTGGACAATTCAATGCACTGAATTGGATTAAAAAAGAAGATGCAACAATTACGGAAGGTAATGTAGAATGAAATATACACATGAAACAATTGAGAAAATCTGCAATATGAAACTCGCAGGTTACTCTTCACGAACAATTGCACAATCTTTAGGTATCAGTAAGTCCGGTGTAAACGACTTGTTTCAACGTGGAGTACCTTTGCAATATGACCCTCGTGATGTTGCATTTAAGCGCAATGATGGCCCTAAGATTCTAATCTTTGATACTGAAACTGCAGCAGCTACTGCGCTTACATTTGGACGTTTCAAAGTTAACTTATCGCAGGATAATATCTTAGATAACGGCGGTTGGATTTTGTGCTCTAGCTGGCGCTGGTTAGGTCAGAGTGAAACACAAAGTATCTACCTTACACCAAAAGAAGTTCTAGCTAAAGATGATAGCCGTATTGTTGCAAAGTTGTTTGAACTATACGAAGAAGCTGACGCTGTACTGGCGCACAATTCATTAGGTTTCGATCACAAAGTCGTACAAGCAAGAGCGATCTTTAATAACTTTCCACCGCTACCACAAGTTAAAGTGCTAGATACACTGCAGTTAGCACGTAAGTATCTAAAGCTACCAAGTAATCGGTTGGATGCAATTGGTGAGTTCTTTGGATTAGGTCGCAAAGTTAGCACTGGTGGTATCTCACTGTGGCGTAAGGTACAAGAAGGTGACGTGCAAGCTATGAAAGATATGGTGACATACTGCGAACAGGACGTAGATTTGCTGTATGATATCTACTTGCGTACTCGGCAGTTAGGTCGTGCAGGTTCAGACTTCAATGCAGCTTTGTATTACGATGACGATAAAACTCGTTGCCGTGTATGCGGCAGTGAAAATGTTGATCCTACAGGTCGTAACGTAACAACTTCTGTTAGCATCTTTGAAGAGGTTCGTTGCAATGATTGTGGTGCTGTGCATCGTACACGGACAACAACAGCTTCAAAAGAAAAACGAAAAAGCTTGATTGTTTAACGCAATTTATGCCATAATTTAACTTGATTTCCTAAATAGTATCTGTTATAGTTATAAAGCAATAGTTAAAGAAGTCATGATCTTTAATGATAAGAGTAGTTTCCCGTAACTACTTTTTGCTCTATATTTTACGGATGTTTGACGGGGATCAATTATGAAAACATGCATTAAGTGCAAAGAGGTTAAATTATTCACTGAGTTTTATAAACATAAGAATCAAAAAGATGGTTATCATGGAAAATGTAAAACTTGTATTAAGAGCTATTACGAAGACAACAAAAATAAAATTTCAGATCGAAATTTCAGATATAGAGCAGAAAATAAAGATCAAATTTTAACACGGAAAGCGGAATACCGTCGAGATAACAAAAAGAAGATTGCAGCGTATGATGCAAAGTATGGTGTAATAAACAGGGATAAGATTAATGCTAAACATTCCAAACGCAGGGCAGCTAAACTTCAGGCTACACCTACTTGGTTAACTGCTGGAGAACTTGAACAAATGAGAGAACTTTACACTTGTGCCCAGATGTTTAGGCTCTATACAGGGCAAGATTATCATGTAGACCACATAGTACCGCTTCGAGGTAAAAATGTTCGTGGTCTTCATGTACCGTGGAATCTACAAGTTATTCTTGCAAAAGAAAATCTAAGTAAATCAAATAAGCTGTTAGAAAACTAAGTACAAACCCTAGGTTAACTCCTAGGGTATTTTTTCATCTAATTTGTCGCAGTAGCCAAGAATTATGGTACAATTGAGACTTAAACAACTTTGAAAGGATATTAAAATGCAACCTTGGGTAATTTGGTTAACAAACCACAACATGAAGTTTATTGTTTATATCGTATGGTTGCTGATCCTTCCGTTATTTCTATTGGGCTATATTGAAGACGCAATGGAAGATGCACACGTAGCTTTAAAGGCTATTCACAATTTTAAAAAGGTATAAACATGCAAGATACATACAACATTTCAGATTTCCAAGTAGACTGTTGGACATTCAATGAAATCGCAGGTAAGCACAATCTCACTACACTCAAAGACATTGAGTTTCAATACAAACTTATTGCTGAAGAAACCAAAGAGATTAAAGAAAAAGGTATTGACCAGAACAACGTGAAAGAAACACTTGACGGTGTAATCGATGTAATGGTTACTGCACTAGGTCTATTACAGAAGTTGGAGTATCTAGGCGTAGACGTAAATAAAGCCATGAGAGATACAGCATATAATAACTTAACAAAGTATCCTTCAAAAGAACTAATTGTAATTCAAACTGCACAAAAGTATGAAGAAGATGGTATCCCGGTTCAAGTAGAGTTTAACTCTGAGTATGAACTGTTTGTTATTAAAAACTGGAATGACAAAGTTATGAAGCCAATTGATTTTGAATCAAACGACCTATCTAGCTGCATTCCTGCAAGTTTGTTATTGAATGGTTTTAAGGGGGATTAATTATGAGTTTGGACAATATTACGGTTAACGGTGAGGTTTATACACCTATCTTTGACAGAGAGAGCAGTAAGGGGTGTAATCTATGTGCATTCCGTAACGGTAGTAACGAGTGTACATCTGCAAATAAGTTTGTAGATTGTGCCAGAGATGATGTGTATTTTGTACCAGTTTCAACAGTAGATTTACGGTCTAATACACATCAAATGCAAGATTGGAAAGGCTTTGAAGCTAACCATAAACCGCAAACTCCCGGTACTAAGTACGATCAAGGTAAGTTTCAATATACATTAGTACCTCCGTATGCATTACAGGAAGTTGCACGTAATTTAACTGAAGGTTTAAAGAAGTATAAAGAGCGTAATAACTGGCAGAAGGTAGAAGGTGCTGAACAACGCTACATGGATGCTCTTATGAGGCATTTTGAGGCTATTAGGAGGGGTGAAATCTATGATGTAGATAGTAGTGACCCAACTATCAGTCATATGTCTGCTGTAGCCGTTAATGCAATGTTCTTGCTTGAATTTATGTACAATCCTGAATTGAAAGGTAAACAATGAACTTTCTGTTGATTTTATGTGCTATCATTACGGTAGCAATCGTAGTAGTACTTTATGCTGCTACGCATAAGCTAATTCAAGACCACAAGGAACTACATTCTGTAGATACGGATGAAGACCTTGCTTTACCCAAATCCCTGTGATATAATCACTATTCTCTTAATTTTTAAAGGTAGTACATGAATAAAAAATTAACATTTCCTCCTCGTCCAAATGCAATCGTAGCATTGTGCATTGTTTCAGAATCTGAGATTGTAAAAGTAATGCCCAATTACTCAGCAGAGTTTGAAAATGAAGAGATTAAGTTCAAAAGTTTTCTGCATTCGTTAGGTATGGATGTTGATAAACCTTTTGAGCGTCAAGATGGGTTGACACATCGCAATAGATTCAATGAAATTGTAATGTGTAGTAGGTGGGTTGGTGCAGAGCGCACAGATGAAGCTTGGATTTACAGTGGTTACGCTAGTAAACCAGCCATTGACAAAGCGAGTGGAAGCAAGTTAACAGAAGATGTTTACCGTTCAAGATATGAGACAGAAGATGCGCAAGCTATGCTTGAAGCACGAGATAAATATACAACAATCACAGAGGATGAATAAATGCAAATTAAGAAAGATTACACCCGAGATTCATTGTTTGATGAACTTGGTTTAAAACGATTAAAAGAGTCGTACATGCGAGATGATGAACAGTCACCTCAAGATAGATTTGCTTTCGTATCACAATCTTTCGCTACAGATGAAGCACATGCTCAACGTCTTTATGACTACGCATCAAAGCACTGGTTATCTTACTCTACCCCAATTCTATCTTTTGGACGGAATAAACGTGGTTTACCAATTAGCTGCTACTTAAATTTCTTGGACGATACTTCTGAAGGTTTGGTTAATAACCTATCTGAAACAAACTGGTTATCTATGATGGGTGGTGGCGTAGGAATACACGTAGGTATCCGTGGTTGTGATGAAAAATCTGCAGGTGTAATGCCGCATTTAAAAGTATACGATGCATCTAGTTTGGCATACAAGCAAGGTACAACTCGCAGAGGCTCTTATGCTGCTTACTTGGACATTAGTCATCCAGATATTACGCAGTTCTTGGAAATGCGTAAACCAACTGGTGATCAAAACATGCGTACACTGAATTTGAATCACGGTGTAAATATCAGTGACAAATTTATGCAGATTATTGAAAAATGCATGATTGACCCAACAGCAGATGATTCGTGGGAATTGGTGCAACCACACAGCGGTAAAGTAACTGAAGTTGTTTCTGCTAAAGCTCTTTGGATGAAACTGCTAGAATTACGTATGCAAACTGGTGAACCATACCTTTGGTTTATTGATCGTGCAAATGAAGGACTACCTGAATACCAAAAGAAACTAGGATTAAAAAATCATGGTTCTAATTTGTGCAGTGAAATTTCACTAGCTACGTCAGCAGAGCGTACTGCAGTTTGTTGCTTGAGTTCAGTCAATTTGGAATACTTTGATACTTGGAAAAACGATTCTCAGTTCATTCCTGATATATTAGAAATGCTTGATAACGTTATTGAGTATTTTATTCAGAATGCTCCTAATGAGATTGCAAGAGCAAGATTCAGTGCAATTCAAGAGAGAAGCGTAGGAGTTGGTGCATTAGGTTATCATGCTTATCTGCAAAAGAATAATATTGTATTTGAGGGCGCATTGGCTAAGAGTACTAACATGCGAATGTTTAAACACATTAGAACACAACTTGATGCTGCAAATGAAAAGTTAGCAATCTTACGTGGTCCTTGTCCAGATGCAGCAACTATGAATGTGATGAAGCGGTGTAGTCATGTTATGGCTGTTGCACCGAATGCGTCTAGTTCAATTATCATGGGAAACACTTCACCAAGTATTGAGCCCTACTCAGCAAATGCATATCGTCAAGATACTACTTCTGGTGCATTCTTGAATAAGAACAGGTTTTTAGATAAGATCATTAAAGAAGAAGCTTTGAAACATGAAGATTCTTGGTATGATGATACGTGGGCGAGTATTATTGCAGATGATGGTTCAGTACAGAATCTAGAATGGATGGATCAGTACACCAGAGATGTGTTTAAAACTGCTGCCGAAATTGATCAACGTTGGATTGTTGAGCAAACATCTGATAGACAACAGTTTGTTGATCAAGCAATCAGTACAAATCTGTTCTTTAGACCTGATGTTAGTGTAAAATACTTACACGCTGTTCACTTTCAAGCTTGGAAGCAAGGGTTAAAATCTTTATACTATGTTCGTAGTTCTAAATTGCGTAAAGCTGATAAGGTTGGTCAGAAGGTTGAACGAAGAAGAATTGAGGATGAAATCGACATGTCATCATTAGTAAACAACGACACTTGTCTAGCTTGTGAAGGTTGATGTATAATAGGGGCTGCTTCGGCAGTCTCTTTCTATTTTAAGGATATAAATGAAAACAAAATTGAAACTTACAGATAAACGCAGTTACTTTAAACCCTTTAGCTACCCTTGGGCATACGATGCTTTCTTAATGTCTGAAAAGATGCATTGGTTGCATACTGAAGTACCAATGATTGAAGATGTTAATGATTGGAAGAACAAGCTCACAGAAAGTGAAAAGCAGTTTCTTACACACATCTTTCGATTCTTCACACAAGGTGATATTGATGTAGCTGGTGCATATGTAACAAATTACCTTCCAAACTTTCCTGCACCTGAAGTACGAATGATGTTATCAAGCTTTGCAGCACGAGAAGCAATTCACGTTGCAGCTTATTCACACCTGATTGAAACATTGGGTATGCCAGAGACTACATACAATGAATTTCTACAGTATGAAGAGATGAAGGACAAGCACGATTACATTGAATCTTTTATTAATCAAGATGAAAATTCAGTGGCACAACAAGTTGCTGTATTTAGTGCATTCACAGAAGGTATGCAACTATTCAGTTCTTTCGTAATGCTTTTAAACTTTGCTCGTTTCGGTAAGATGAAAGGGATGGGTCAAATCATTGCTTGGTCACAAGTTGATGAATCTCTACACACTGAAAGCATGATCAAATTATTCAGAGAATTTGTTAAAGAAAATAAACATATTTGGACTGATGAACTAAAATCTCAGTTGTATACCATTGCACAAAAAATGGTTGATCTTGAAGATAAATTCATTGACTTAGCTTTTGGTGTAAATGAAATGCAAGGGCTGACTAAAGAAGAAGTTAAACTTTATATTCGTTACATTGCAGATCGCAGGTTGATTGCTCTTGGTTTGAAAGGTATCTTTAAAATCAAAAAGAATCCTTTACCTTGGGTTGATGGTATGCTTGGTACTACACATAGCAACTTCTTTGAGCAACGAGTAACTGATTATGCCAAAGGTGCTTTAACAGGTGATTGGCAAGATGTGTGGGCTAAATAAGGTCTGTTCTCGCTGTGGAGAATTAAAACTCTACAGTGAGTTCTCAAATTACAAACACTCTAAAGACGGTAAGAAAGCTGCTTGTAAATCTTGTCAAAAAGTTTACAATGACAAATGGTTTGAGAAAAATCGAGATAAGAAAGCAGATTCTAATCGTTGGTGGATGATCGAAAATAAATACAATCTGACAAAAGAACAATACTTGGAGTTATTAGAAAAACAGAATTACAACTGCAAAATATGCGGAACACATCAAGATAATAACACGCATAAATATCTCTACGTTGACCACTGTCATTCAACTGGCGTAGTAAGAGGGTTATTATATCGCTCGTGCAATTCAATGCTCGGTATGGCTAAAGATAATCCTGTTATTTTAGAAAACGCTATCAACTATTTAAAGGAAACAAATGAAAAATCTAGTAGTATTTAGCGCCCACTGGTGCGGCCCTTGTCAACAACTGAAGAAAAAACTTCAAGATATTGACCTCGGCGTTCCGATCAATATAATTGATATTGACGCTGACCCTACAGCTACAACTGAATTCAATATTCGTGGAGTACCTACGGTATTGCTAATGGAAGGAACACAAGTAGTTAAACGTCACACAGGTTCAATGACAGCTAAACAACTAGAAGAGTTTGTAGGATAACTACAGACGTAGAAAAACCCCTAGAAGATTCCGTAAGGTTTCCTCTAGGGGTTTCTTTTATTTGAAAAGACCAGAAATAAATCTAGTCTTGCCATCTGTCTTTTTAGCGGTTAATACTTGCTTGCGGTTACTACCTTGGTTAAAACTAAGATGTGTCCATTCGTTAAACTCGTTAATAACTTGATCAAACTCAATGTTCATATCAAGTAAGAACTGCACAACATCGTAAGGTGTCATACCGTCTACAACAATATCCACTGCCATACCTTCGCTGTGCTGGCTTGTTTTAACACCACCAACGGCTTTATTCACTGCAAGGCTACGGTAGCCGCTAGTAACCTTAATTGAGCGCCCTAGGGCTGTTCTAAGCGGTTGCAGGACGTTTGTTACAAGTAGTTGTAGATTAGCAATGACTTCTGGTGTTGGTTCGTTAGAGATACCAAGTCTTTTAGCAGACGCTGATTGTGTGAATTCATCCAATGTAAAATTTTGAGATAATTTCATGTTACACCTTACTTGGTTAATTTACTTATGGTGTCATCTTTTAATTGAGAATTGCGAGAAGACCCACGATGAAAGTTAATGATAGTACCTGTAAGTGTCCACAAGGAACCTAATGCCATATAAACAATTTCTTTATTCTCAACAGGCACACCTTTAAAGAATGCAAGCCAAGATACAATCACTGCAGCACTGACGATAATGAAATCTAGGATATAAGCTGCGTTTTTAGCTAGTGTAGAAGCAACGCTGGATTCTTGCACACGAGCATTCATATCACGAGCACTTGCAGTATTTTTATTGTGCTGTTCTTCTTGGAATTCTTCGTGCTTAGAAGCTGCTAGTTTTAATTCTGCGATCTTTTCAGCAGACATTTCAGGTTCCAGCTTTATACCTGTTTTCTCTTCCACATAATCTAAACCCTTGTCAACTACAACTTGTGCAAGCTTTGGTAATCCCGCAGAGATTAATGAACTTACTATTCCCGATATTAATGGTAACATGTTATAATCCTACTATTAATTTGAGTACGTTAGTAATACCCATTGATTGAGTTAGTACAACTAACACTGCACCGATTGCCAAGTATTTAATCTGATTTAACGTCTTTTCAATACCAGATAAAGAATTGCGTAAATCTGTAGAGATATCTTGCAGTTTCTTTAGTTCTTCTGCGTGATCTTCTACTTTTAACTCTAGTTTAATAACACGGTGTTCAATTTGTTCTGACATAGTAATACCTTTGACTGCTAGTTTGCTGTATAACGTTAGTTATGATCTGTAATAAAAATAAAGCCTGAAAACCGTCTGAATTAACAGAAAGCTTTCAGGCGAAAGTTAAGACTATTATATCATAACTAGTTGGTTAAATCAAGGGTGATTATGAACAAATAGGACCAGCTAATGACAGAGGTTTAACACCTTCGGGTATCATTGTTGGGTCTAAAATTTCATTATTATCTTTATCACGTAAAGCATGAATACAGTAAGCTACTGTTTCATCTGTCAAAGCCTCTAACTCATGCACTTTATCTTTGTGGATATAGATCATGTGTGGGGCTGTGAACTCAGATGATACGCCATCTACGGTAACTTTAAGTTTACCTTTGGCTAATAAGGTCAAATGGTCGAACTGGTGCGTGTGCCCGTGCTCGATATCTCCCGCTTTTACAAAGTGCATCATGCGGGAGAATAAATTAGCTACACAACCAATGGATACATTAGGGGTACTCATAGGATGTTCACCACAGGAATTTCAGCAGAAGGGGGTGTTGGGAATGGTGAAGTAGTAACGGGATTTTCAGTTACCAAGATAAACTCTTTGATTTCCCCGTATTTACCTGCGACTGCGTCCTGAAAAAGTTTTTTACCGTGGTTTTCCGGGTCGCTTAAAGAAGCTGTAAACGGGTGCTCTTCACTAAAATGCTCCCATTTTACAATTAAATCAATTGTGTCTTGGGACTCGTTTGACCATCGCAGGTCTTTTGCGTATTCAATTTTCATTTTGCAAATCCTTTTATTAAGAAATTCTTACGAACAAACTTGGGAGCCAATAGTATATTAAATTACCATAGGAGTCATATGGTGAAGTCTGATAACTAAATCCGTATGACATCTTTCTCCAAGTTCCAGATGGTGCTATACCGCCTCCGGGGTAGGTGCCGTAGATGTTTCTAGTAACAGCGCCAAAAGGAGTAATACCAGTTAATGAATGCCGCAAACTTGATCCCGCTATTGTGGCACCTTGGGCCAAATCTGAATTGACTGCATGCATTAAAATTGCGTAAGTACCAACGACACCAAAGTCTGTGCTAGGGGTTGCTGCAGCAGTACTCTGCGTACTACCATCATTGAATACAATATCACCACCTCTAACTCTTACTGTCATAATTGATTCTCCAATTGTTTAATTTTTTCTTTTAACATTTCAACTTCCTTTGCCAACGCAATTGCAGAAACTAATGCTGCATTAGCATATGCAAGAGATAACATTCCATTTTCATTTTCAGAGACAACTTCAGGAAGTAACTTCTGCCAGTCTTGGGCAGATGACCCTGCTTGAGTCATCGGAATATCTGTTCTATCGTAAATACCTGATTTTACTTTAGATAGTTTTTCTACGAAGTCAACAGGTAACTCTCTCCAATTTGTCTTTAAACGTTCATCAGATGTTGCTTGAACTTCAGATGCATAAATAGTATCTAAACCGGGATTACAAAAAATACCTCCTGTAGCATATATACTATTTCCAGAGCCCCAAAGCAGTGCATAAGTGCCATTTGAATCGTTGTTATAATTTACAACAACTTGAGAAGATACCGATGCATTAGTTGCATTAGTTGCATTGGTAGCTGTAGCTGCATTACCAGAGATATTACCACTAATCGTACTTGTAAAAGTTTTAGTTCCTGTAATAGTTTGATTACCAGAGGTTGAAACATCACCTGTTCCTGAGATTTGTTTGTAATTTGTTGTATCTGAGCTTGGGTCTGTAGTACCAGAACCACTTGCCGCAATTCTACGATAAGCTAAACCGTTAATGGGGCTCCAAACCGCAGCACCATTTTCATATGTTGTACCGCTAACCCATTTGACAATGTTAACAACAGACAGTGCAGAGGCAGAAGCAGCAACAGCACTTTCTTCTTTTTGGTTTACGTTCTCTTGTAGTGCATTTGCTTCGGTTTGAAATAAAGGTAAAGCACTTAAGAAAGTGTCTGCCCTGTCGTTGAAATTTGTAGGGTCTTGCCTACTTGGTGGGGTTGGTAATGCTGTAATAGACATTCTTATTCCTTATTAAATTAAACCTTCGATCTGCAAATTACAGATAGAGTGCATTGGATAGGAAATCTCTGTTGAGAAATCCTTATAAAACCCGTAGATGATTAGCGGCTCTTCAAATTGAACATCGGTACTTGCAAGCCAAAGAACAGGTGTAGCCCTAAACTGATATAAAATACGTTGAACTTTATTTAAGTTAGCATTTGTTAGAGATATCGTAGCATTCATGCGTTTGCTGAAGTTTCTTTTTACAAAGCTGGTATTACCAAACTCATCTACGTCTTTTCTAGAGTAATCAATAATCCCTGAGTTCACGCCATACTGTGTAGTACCTAAATATTTTAACTGTCCTGAAATAAATGTACCAACTGATAGTGTACCTAGACCAGAGACTTTAATAGAAATCAAACCATTAGATACCTTCGGAACATCTAGGTATAAACTACTAGTTCGTAGAGTGTCTTCATCGTAGAAGAAGTAACTAAACCAATCTAATGATTCCTCACCAGATAATTGCTGTGAGTTGTGATATACGGGCTGATGTGTGCTAACGTCTGTAACTGAAATAGAAGTTCTATCTGCAACTATATTTAGAAGTGATACAGTATCCACTGAACTAGATGTAATTGCAAATATGATATCTGAGTTAGCAGATGATACGCTACTGATTTGTTCATCAAACATTGCCATCTTATTTGTTGGCCCTGTACGGACCCAATAAGCGTCAGTGTATGGCGATACAATCGGTGGTGTATGATTTAAGTTACCAGCTTGTAGACTTTCGTAAGTTCCATAAGCACCATATACAACTTTTGCACCTAATGCATAAGTAGTTGCACTAGACCATGTTGGATTACTTTCAGTTAGCGTAGTGTAAACTAAACCAGAGCCTGTAATAACGTCTGCTGCTCTAGTTGCAGGAGAGCCGTTGGTTGAAATCCAGCTTGTAGCATTAGAACCTAACTCTAATTGTGCTTTTTGAACAGTGCCTGTTACGGTTAACGTTAAACTTCCTGCTGTTGGTGTAAACGTATAGCTTGTTCTTACCGGATAAGTACCTGTACCAATAACGGTAGTAGAGTGAACACCAGATAAAACCACAGTACCTGTACCATAGAAAGATAAAGTATATTGTGATGCTGTTACGGTAGCACTTTGCGTAACAAGAGTAGTTGAATTTAAGAGAATGTTTGTACTAGCTGCTTCAACTAATACACCTCTAAACTCCCTTGTGATGGGTTCATAGTCAATACGAACAGCATTAATTGCTGCAGTTTGCATTGTGCCTGTACTATCGAAATAAGTACCTATCGTACTCCTAGTAATAGAACCAGTGCTATTAATTGTTTCTGGTTTTACTAAATTCATAATTTATCTTTCTTATACTGGTTTCGGATACTTAGCTTTTATTTCTGAGCATTTTCTGATGTATTCATCAATTTGATTTTGATCGCCTTTTACTACACCATCTATGTATTCAGTAATAGGAGGATATTCTTGAGCACGTAACGATTGATATTCAATTGCTGAATTATCTGGAATTTCATTTGGTATAAGAACTAGTACATCATCAATGCACTCGACTCTATTACCTTGTTCAACACCTTTAATTAGTGCAGAATATTCAATATCTGAAATAGCAATGAAATTATCTAATATATCTACATTAGGAATAGCAAAACGCTCTTTATCTTTTAAATAATATTTAGGCATCAGTCGATCCTCATGATACGTAGACAACCTGCGTAACCAGCAGCCGAATAAAGTACATAAGATTGCAGAGGAGAAGGAGTACCAGCAGTGATTAATTCTCCAGCATTTAGATAACCCCAGTAAGACGATTCGCTAAATTTATTATTATAACCAGAATGATCATGTTCCCATGCACCAGTTGTTCTATTCTCCAAAGCATCTCTTGATCCGTTTATACCTATACCAATATACATATCAGTACCAATAGAACGAGCAGTAGCTCTGCATAAATATAATCCAGACTTTAGAACATAAATACCATCGGTAGATGATACCCAATCTAAACTCGAACCATTTCCTTTTCCACTATTATATCTAAATTTATAATCAGATATCCAACTAGTTTGACCGATCTTAGCAGCCCATTCACCACCTAGAGTTTTAGCTCTGTAAGCAGTCGTAGAAGTGGCTACAGCGAATCTATTTTCATCGGTAATAAAAAGGGGTTCACCTTCTAGCAAACCCCCTGTAGAAGCTAGAGCATCTATCTTAGCTCTAGTACCTCGTTTTAATTGAATCGTTGTTGTCAAACGACACCTCCATCAATAGTAGCTGATACACTAAGTGTTTCACCATCTTGGTTAGCACGTTCTAGAATCTTAGCTGTTTTAGCGTTGTGTGAAACATCGGCTCTAACTTCAGCACGTAGACCTTGAACTTCAGTTACCAACGCAGATAATAACTCTTGATTACTAGAGGATGAATTTACAGAAGTTGGCGCACCAGTTGCTGATACAGAAGATACCGTAGGAACAGAGGTTGTAGCTGAAGAACTTAACAGACCGTTAGCACCGACATAACCTAATGTGTCTTGCAACGATTGCGCTAGTCTTGCACGGGCAACGATAATATCAGTTGCATTAACTGCACTAGAAGCTGCAATTTGTTCAAGACCTTTAGTAACTTCAGGTAGTTGAGCTAATGCAGTTAAGTCACCAGACCGAGCTTGTGCAGTTAGAATAGCAAATTGAGATTCCAATGCAGTACTAGATGTATTAACACCACGTAGACGGTTAATTTCATCAACGATTGTAGTAGTCGCAGCAGTTAGTTTCTGCAATGATTCAGCAGCAGCAGCATCAGCTTCTTGCTTGTCTTTTAATGCATTGATCTGATCGTACAACGCTTTATTGGTATCATAGATTTTAGCGCGTTCTCTTTCACGGAGTGCAACAGTATCACCTTGTAACTCAAGTAGTTGAGCCTCTAGATCATAACGTTGTTGCATTACGTTATTGTATAAAGAACTCAACTGTTCAGCAGTAGCACCAGCACCTAGTACCAATGCAGCAAGTTCATTACCTACATCTTTAAAAGTCGTAGCAATCTTATCTTGAATCTGTTCGTTAGTTAAACCATCAAAACTAATTTCAATTTTCTTAGTGTAACCTGCAATGTCATCTGAAGATTTACCAATGGCTTCTGCCATCATACTAGTTGAATTCTTTAGATCAGCAAAAGTAGCTTGTAGTGCATCAGAACCAGAGAACTCACCACGGTTTTCTCTCCAGTATTTTGGTCCACTGAAGAGACTACCAGATTTACGCATTGTAGTGTAACTGTTAATGTCACCCGAACCTAACGTACCTTCAATACCACTACCAACTTGTTTTGTAGTTTTAAATAGACCAAGAGCATTTGCCACCAGTAAAGCACCAGCTACATAAGGGATAGCACTGGCTACAGCAGCACCTGCAGATAAACCTGTACTTACACCTTGCATTCCTGCTGCACTGTAGGCGGCAGAGGCTGCTTCGACAGAACCACCACCAACGGTAGTCATAAAACCTGTAGCAAAAGATTCTCCTGCTGCTGCTAGTGTACTACCACCAATTGTAATGTTACCCAAGGATTTACTTGCTGCATTACTGATGAAATTACCAACCAGTGAAGAACCTGAACCACCTCCACCAGATGAACCACCTAGTGCAGCGTTGACAAGGGCATTTACGATAACAGTGACAGGTTTCTTCAACTCAGCAACTAAGACATCACGAAGTTTTTTACTACCTGATTTACCACCTTCAAATAAAGCAGTTACAATACTATCAGAGATACCTGTTTTGAGATTATCAAATTGTTTCTGAAAATCTAGTGCAGCTTTAAGGTTAGCATCTTTATCTAGGTTTTCACGCTTTAAGATGAACTGCTTATACGCTTCTAATTCTAAATCTTCTTTTGTACCTGAAAGTAAGTTCAAAGATTTGATACGAGCAATCTCTTTTTCGTATTCAATTTGAATCTTCTTTAGTGCAAGTAACTTCTCAGCTTCCTTTTCTTCTTTACCTACTAATGTTAACTTATAGTCGTATAGAGCAGATTCATCGATTAAAGCTTGAGTTGTTTGTTTAGAAGCGTCCAATTGTTTAGCACCAGCTTCAACCAACTCGTTTCTGGTTTTGACCACTTGTTCGTTGATTTTCTGTTGACGTTCTAATTCATTAGCGATTAGTTCTTCAGCGTGAGCACGTTCAATAGCATTTGCAATTTCAATTCGCTGTTGTTCAGGATACTTTTTAAACGCAGGACTAGCGAAAATATCTAAAGCTAACTTCTGAGCTTTAGTATAATTCTCTTGTTCTTTAATAGCACCATTAGTTAAGTTAGAAATTTTCGCTAAATCTGTAAGATAAGATTTGAAAAGTTTATCAGATTCTTTCTGACTATCTGTTTTAGGTGTTTTATATTTATCTTGAATATTTGCAATTAACTGCTCATATTGAACTTGTGAAATTTGACCACTCTTAACTAGACCTTGATACTTAGTTTCAGCTTCTGCGAGTTCTTTCTTACGTTTCATTTCGTTCGAAGCAAACTGCTCTGAATCTTTAATAAAACCTTCGTAAGCTTTTGCACTTCTAGCTTGATCTGAAAGTCTGGTTTGATCTGCATCACTAGCTTGTTGTGTCAACTTTAATTGCTCTTTAAGTGCGAGTAGTTTAGCATTATTTGAAGCTTTAGTTGTATCTGAAGCACCAGTACCCATTTTAATGGTATTTTCAACATCTGCTATTTCTTTTTTAATAGCTTCAGTTGGGGACGCTTTTCTCCACAGGCTTCTAAAAACATCATCAAAGAATTCACCAACATTAGATGATAAACTTTTAATAAAAACTGCAAAACCACTAAGTTCAGATTTTAACCTATCTTTTTGTTGGATAGTTACATCAGCATAAGCTTTCATTGCAACAGCAGCCGCTTCACTTGTTTTACCTTGTTGTGTAAGTTCGTAAACTAATTTTGTAATCTCAGGAGCTACCATTCCAGTTGCTCTTGCAATCTCAAGTAGTGCTTCAACTGGTTTCTCTTTTAATTTAGCAAATTGCTTAACGGTGTCTTCAATTGCAACGCCAGCAAATTTCAAGTTATTAGCTGCAACAACAATCGTGTTAATCTCACCAGCTAAGAAGCCACCTTCTTTTGCCATTGCTTGAATGACCTTTAAGGCTGAAGCTGTTGTGACACCTACAGAATTTAAAGAATTTGCGTAGGAGATTGCTGCAGTTGTATTAACACCTAATGAAGCACCAGTTAGTACTAATTGTGTAGCCAATGCGTCTTGTTCTTTGATTACATCGGATAAACCTTTACTGAGCATTACAAGACCTACTACAGCAACCGTACCTGCAACCTTACTAAGTGAAATGAAAGATTGAATCATTCTACCATTAGCAACTTCCATTAATCTTGCATAACGTAAGCTTGAAATTAAACCATCATCTAACTGTTTTAACGCAGCCTTAGCTTCCGACATTCTGGTAAATGGGGCGATAATACTATCGGCAATAGCTTTACCTGTTCCAGTAATCGCACCAGTAACTAGTTGACCAACAGCAAGTCCAATATCTTTAACACTAACAACCATTGCCTTACTAGCTTGAACCAGCATTTTACCCATGTCTGCACCAGCTACACCAGCCAGAGCAAATTGATCTCGTAACTGACCACCTTGTTGGAGTAGGATAGTTAACGGTGCTTGACCAGTAGCTAAACCAACACCGATATCAGTAATCTGTGGACCTAATGCCCGAGATAGATAGTCAACTTGACGATTACCAGCGGCTTTTTGCGTAGATAACATCTGTTCATTAAATAATTTTAATAAATCGGCTTGTTCTTTTGCAGTTTTACCGGATGCTTTTAAAGCCTGTTCAAATTTGATTTGCTTATTATTTGTTGCACTAGTAATTGTACCATTAGATTCTGTTAAACGATTGAGTCGTTCCATTTCGGATGAAATATAATTATTAGCTTTAGTGGCATCATTCTGCGCTTTAACTTGCTGACGCATACTATTAGTACGAGCATCGTTTAAACGATTAAGTTCTACGCTCTTGTTAATGATCTGTTGGTACTCAGCATCTAACCCATCTAAGCTTCTTTTCTCGTGGTTATATAAAGCAATTAATCGCTCTTTTTCACGAGCAAGTTCGATCATTTGTTTTTCAGTTAAACCGAGACTTTGATTGAATAGTTTATTTACTTCTGAAGTAACCTTAGTTTCGTTACTAAGCTTTTGCATCAAACCAATGCTTTTATCAAACGCATCACCACCAATTAAACTTCGTTGAGTTTTTAATGTTGTCTCTAACTGCCCGAGTTCTTCATCTAATGCACCAGCAGCCTTAGCTGTAGCCATGTAGGATGCTTGACCTTTTGATAGACCAGTTGCCATGTAGCCGAGAATCATTGTCTGACGCTCTAGTACACTTGTAGATTTACCTGTAGAATCTGCACTCTTTGTTTGAGCCTGTTCTAACTTGAGTTGAGCAAGTGCAGCTTTAGCAGCGGCTTCTTCAGCTTTGGATAATTCTTTATTACTCTTTGCAGATTCTTTTGTCAAGTCCTGCATTGGTTTGTTTAGTTTGGAAACCTCTGTTCCTAACTCTTTAATTCTTGTTGCTGCTTTTTCTAAGTCGTCAGTTAAAACGACAAATTTAAGTTCGGCTAAATCCATAGCACTTTCTCCTGTTATAACGGAATTCTATATTTATATACCATGCAGATATACAAATATAGAAGCCCTCGTTAGAGGGCAACTATTATTTCTTAGAGGCTTTCTTTCGCTCTAGTTCTGCTTCTTTTGCATACGCTGTTAATGCTTCATTGTCCAGCAGTTTAATCAACGTCACTTCCCATTCTTCGGGTTGCAAATCAATCAAATCAAAGTATGATTTAATCTCAGTATATGTGATCGGGTTGATTCCAAAACCATTAGAACCTCTTGCATTGTGAAGGTCAATAAACCACTTCCAAACTGACAGACAATCTTGAGGTAACTCAAGTAGTTCATCAAGTTCTTTAGGTTTTTTACCTGTTTGTCTCCATACAGAGTTTAGCTGATCTCGTAAGGTAGAACCGTCTTTTGACTTCCTACCTAAACCAAATTCTTGCTTTGCAAAAGCTACAGTTTGTTCGATTTCTTGATTATCGAAAATTGAGCAGTTGACCCGCTTCCTCCATCACTGCCTCTTTAATCCAAGAATACTCTTTAAAGATACGCTCTGCGTTTTCTTTTGTGAACGGGATTTCCTTACCACCCTCTGTAATGTTTTCCCAAGAGATAACACGAACAACAGCAGACTCAATACCTAGCTCTTCTGCTTCTTCCAGTGTCATGTCTTCAACATCTTTACCTCTACGTTTAGCTTGTTGCTCACGGAGTTTGAATTCGCTATATTTTTTACGAGCGAAAGCTTTTACTGTTTTAGATTGATCGCCACGTACTGTAATAAATACTCCAGTACCTTCACCAGTACCGGGAAGTTTTAGCTCAAACTTGTAGCCTACTTCAGCAATCTCTGTGTAATTATGTTTTGCTAGATCAAAAATCATAATAGTTCCTTTCTGTTATTGTTAATGAAGTACTGATTATAACATAAAATTCAAGATAAATCAAGAGGTGTAAGCAAATGAAATAAGGGTAGGTACAAATAAAGAAAAACCCCTCGGCTTTTGACCAAGGGGTTTATCACAATATCCACTAAGGGTTAACTAATTAAGCAGCAGAGTCTTGAATTTGAATTGTAGTAGCTGGTAGACCAGCAGATGTATCTGAGTTCAATAGGGCTTGGAAACTTGCAGAAGCAATCAAACCAAGTTCACCATCATCTTTGGTGAAGCTACCTAGTTTTACTTTTGGTAGTGCAAAAGCTACGAAATCAGAAGTTGCGGTACTGTCTGCATTTACAGTTAGTACAATTGATACAGGTGTTTCATCGTCAAAGTAATCACGGAAAGCTGCATCTTGGAAGTAAACACTCAAGTTACCAGTTACACGGATACGACCAGTGAAAATATCGGCAATAGAGTTAGAACCAACAACTGTAGCGTTTTCGGTAGCACGTTCAACTGAAAAGTCAGCGGAAGTCACTAGAGCGACAGGAGCGCCACCTACAAGCATTACACCGTTAACAGCAGCGAAAATACCAGTAGTACCTTGAGCAGCAGGGGAAGTGAAATACTGAGTAGTGCCAGTTTGTGTTAGGTCTTTACCAGCAAAACCAACATCTACGGTAGTTAAACCAGTTGCAGGTAATTGCACAGCTACACTGTTGACCTTCATACCTGTGTAAACTTCAGACTGCGCAATGTCAGAATAAAACTCTTCTACAGTGTAGGAATCATCGGTGTGACCAGTTGCAGGAACAAATGATTGCTTACCGGGAGCTGTCAAAGTTACGCTTGAAGCAACAGCTTGAGCAATCATTGTAGAACCGTTTAAAGGCACTACAACAGCGTTTGTTGCGCTTAGTGAAGCAACGAGTAGGTTCTTTGCATTATCAGCAGTAGCAGTCAAACCAGAGGCTCGTACAACCATACCAACTTTAACACCATCAGTTAACCATGATCCAGTTGCACGAACTAGAGTGTAAGTAGAACCAGTAATAGTTACGGTAACTTGTGCAGCAGCGCCTAGAGTAACAGATGCGAAATCTTTACCAACGATAGAACCCATGAAATCAGCATATGATGCAGCAGATAGTTCACCGTTTAATGAACCTTCAGCAGAGCGAACACCGTGGCGAAAGTCAGCTACTTGACGATCTACACGAATTTCATTAGACTCGTAAGATTCTTTCATTAGGTTAAAGTTAGCTGTAACTCGGCGGAGTAGTTTACCAGATGTATTACCTGCTAAAGTACCAAAGGTAGATTCTTTTTTGTAAGCAACTTGTTTAGCTGTACCTTTAGAAATTGTCATATTATTTTCCTTAATTTAAATTATCACATTTGCAAATGTACTGATTTAGGTTCAGCAACCATGATTCAATAAGAATAAACTTCAGCTACTAATTCAATTAGAACTGGACAGATTACTCTTTCAGATACAACAGTGTTACCAGCAATTTGTGGTGTTCTTAACACATGAATCTTTACGTTACCTTCTTGCAGTACTAAACCTTTGGCGAAATGCGCTCTGATTAATTCTGCACGGTTAATTACTTCAGAAGTTCCTTTGTTTGCAGCACCAACAACAAATACTTGCAGTGTCATGCGCTCTCTGTGAAAACCTGTACCAAGCACAGGATCATCGGGAGTTTGAATCGTAAATTGAACTCGTTGGTATAAACCATTTGGAGGTTCAAAACTTATACCTTCCCAAGCTGTTGGAATAGTAGGAGTTAATGCGTTTAGTTTACGTTCGGCTGCTCTTTTAATTTCTATAATTGCCATTAGCTTGCCTCATAGTATGATTTTAATTCTGCTCTATAAATACCATAGATAGCATGTAATGTTGGTTCCATAATGCCGTAAGGTGCTTGTGAAGATGCACCACCTTCAAGTGATCTAACAGGAGAACCATTTTTATAAGTATCGTAAGGCCAACCATCACCTGATACATAAGGTACATTGTTAGTAATGTAAACGGTGTCACCAAGTTTATAATTCTCAGAGCGATAGTCTGCAGATTGTTTTACATTAAGTGCAGCTTCATTGTCAGCTTGCATGAACCACCAACTTGTGTAAGGTTTGTTCATCTCAATAATCCAACCGCCTTTAGCCATACCCGCTTTTGCATTTTTTAGAACCCGCTTACGAATATTGTTATTATAAAGCGCAGCGTATTCTTTATCATCACCATATGGTGTATTTTCAATAGCTTCAAAAGTTGTCTTATAAGAAAAGATTTGAACCATACCTTCCATCTTACGCACAGCTTCTTCATGGAACTTCTTAAGGCTTTGTTCTAGTTTTGAAGTATCGCATGTAATCTGCATGATTAACCCTTTACAGTTAATATCTTGTATAAAATAACAAGACCATCTGCAGCATGTTCAGTTACAGAGTCTACTGTATATGTAGTAGTGTCAATTGTAATCTTATCTTTAGGTGCAGGAATAAAACTCAGTTTGTTATTGGCTAAATAAAACAGTGCAGAATCTCTGCCGATCATATTTGGAAAGTTATACTGACTAGCACGAATATGCTTTTTATACATCTTTACTGAATAAACAGTTTCAGTGTTAGTTGTAGCACCTGTTTCAACATCATATTCACCTTCAGTAACGATAGAATATGTGCAGTTTTTGCCGTGCTGATTAATTGCTTTTAGTGTTATAGCAAGATGTCTGTCCATATTATTCCTTCAGTTAAATACCAAATGAACTTGGACGATAAGTAAATGTTTCAGCGTTAGGTTGCTTAACGATGTTATTATCTAAGTTAGCATCGTTGGCTTGCATATCACTTCTAGATACCCCTCCTGCATAACCTTGTAAAGTCTGTAATGTTTGGTTAAGATTAGGGTCTGAAATATACATTTTCAAAGCTTGCATATACTGTTTTGCAGCAGAAGAACCCTTGATGGAAAAAATATCGACTGTGCTGTCTGTAGCCATTGATAGTTTTAACAACATTGATTTGGCTACATCTAGACAAGTGCGCCTAATGTTCCAATCATTCTTGGACAAGAAATAATTAATCTCTTCATCACTCATCACAGGTAACTCTGACGTATCACCTAATTCAATTCTAACGGCATGTATTGTCATTTTTCACCTATATTGTTCAATTCTTTAATTTTATCTTCACGCCATTTTATCGCATTTAATAGTGCAATTTCTTCACCATATTTCTTTTGGCTGAAACCTTTTTCATAGAGTTTACCATGAAATCTTATAGTAGCATAGGAACTTTTAATACCTAAAATTGATGTTTTAATTGATACACCAACTATACCAGAAATACCAGTGGGTTTTCTTATTGTACGAGCACAATTTTGTTGCTGTGTACAAAGTTCTAAATTTTCAATACTATTGTTAAGTCTATCACCATCGATATGATTTATTACTTTATCATTTGGTATATCCTTACCGTAATAAAGAACCCATAATATCCTATGAACATAAAATGTTTTACGATTTAAATTTACCCTGTTATAACCTTTTGACATTAAGTTACCAGCAGGTGAATCTTTAATCGTTGATTGAATATTTCTATGTTCACCTGAATATATTGTTTTATTCCATCTTAATAAAGTGGGAGAACTTATGTCAAAATAAAAATACTCTCTACAAAAATCATATGTCAGATCGTTAACATAAGCTGTTGAGTTTTTATTCAGTAAATTATCTGAGTTTTGTATTAACTTAGATTCTATAGAAAGAGCTTGGTCTTTCGTTAAGTTTTCATACAATATTTCAATAGTAAAATCTTGACTATTAATAAACTCTAAAAATTCAGGTGATCTACCTGATTTACTTTTTACACGGTCAGGTCTACCTTGACCTACATATCTTATGATATTTTGTGAGTCTTTGTATACGTATACACAATAATTGTTGTACATTTAATCCCTCGGTTGGATTTGAATAGGTATTCCTAGTTATGAACCGGCATAACAGAGCTTGCAGACTCTTTTCGGAATGTAAGTATCGCACTGCAATGCGACTGCAAGTTTTATCTAACATTAATCTTGAATTATAACATAAGATTTGTTACAACGCAAGACTAATGTTAGATGCCTCCGCGAAGAGGCAATCTAAGTTTACATCAGAAAGCCCCGAAGGGCAATCATCAGTTAGAAGTTGTTAACTTAATAACAGCTTGTGGGCGGCGAATCAAGTTCAAGAAGTTAGCTTCGGATTGAATTTGGATTTCGCTGTCTTTAGGGTCTTTGTAGGTAAAGACATACGCTTGCTCACCAATGGTGTTAACGTGTGAGAACTTGTTAGCAGGGCTAAAGTAGGTTTTGAACATGTCAGCAGTACCTTGTGGTAGCATGTAAGCTTCACCAGCAGGGATTAGAGCAGTACCATTGTAAGCACCACGGTATTCAATGTACTCAACACCACCGTGTACGAAACGGCGATAGACACCAGAACCTAGACGGTTACGTAGTGGCTCTTGAGTGCTTGTGTAGTACTTGTAAGCTTCTTTAACAGTAGCGTGGTTGATCAACTTGCCGAAGAAAGCAGGTGAGCATAGTACGATAATGTTGCTAACGACTTCACCGCTTAGGATGTTGTCTTGAATGTGAGCGATACCTTCTTCAGACTTAGCGTTTAGGTCGGTAGTTGAAGTACCGAGTACGAAGTCGATTGACTTGCGGGTTACGCCAAAGTCAGTGTAGAAGTTACCAGCTACAGTACCGTTAGGAGCGTAGATAGCACCAGCAGTAATAGCGTAAGCACGAGCAGCTTCTAGAGTTACGGAGTGGTTCATGCGGATACGCTCTAGCTTACGAGCGATAACGGCAGCTTCAGTTTCAGCTTGATCAGCGGAACCGTAAGCGCGTTTACCTTGAACGTCTTCTGGCTTAACAGCATCGTCCATTGGGAAGTGCGGAATAGCGAATGAACGTAGAGCACGAGTATCACTCTTACCTACGGTGTTACGAGCGCCACGTACTTGGTCGGTAACTAGACCGAGAGTACCTTCGCTGGATTCAACGGTAACGCTGTGTTGAGCAACGCCTTCTTCGCCGAAAAGACCTAATTCGTTAATTAGACCCCACTTATTAGGAACTAAGAGTAGTTCTTCAGTGTAATCGACTAGCTCAAATGGTTTTTCAAAACTACGAGTTTGCATTATAATTTCCTTATTTTATTGTTCGGTAATTTAGATATTAAACTGCATCGTTGCAGAGAATACCTTTAGCTTCTAGGGCAGCGTATACATCAGCAGCAACTAGAGTGCCTACGAATAGACCATCTTTAGATACGATAGCAGGACCACGAACTAGAGCTAATACTTTAGCACCAGTACCTGATTTTTCTTCCATAGCAACACCTAGCACGTTGTCTTCTGCATCAGCAATAACAGTACCGGGAACGAAAGTACCAGTAGCGGTTAGAACATCACGGCAGTAGCCAGATTCAGGGAAGAGTTCTTGTTTAACAACGTTAGAAAGACGTTTTGCTTCAGTGGCAATTAGAGTCATTTTATTTTCCTTTTAAGATTACTTAACTTGCTTGGCTTTTAATAGCTTTGCCACAGCAGATTCTTTTACAACGGTTTCTTCTTGAGTTGAAGCACCTTTTTCTACGAACATCTCGGATGTTTCTACAGTGGTCATCATTGCTTCCATAGCAGCGAGGAATGCAGTAAAATCATCTTCGGATTCTAGTGATAGAGCAGCCTTAGCGATTGCTTCTACTTTGCTTTCGTCTTTCACGATAGCTTTAACTTTTTCAGTTTTCGCTTTATTGATAGCTTCTTTTTTATCAGCTTCAAATGCAGCGATTGTTTCCATAGCTTTTTGTAGTTGTACCTTTTGCTCGTCTAGAGCTTTTTGCACAAGTTCAAATTGAGCTTTTTCAACGGTTTCGACTTTTACTTCGTCTTCCATCTTAGATTTCTCCAATTCTTCTTTGTTAACAGAGGTAGACACCCCTTCAATATTCTCAACGCCAGCGTTTGTTGAGGTATCATTACCGTCTGCAAGAGCAGCAGGTGCAGATTCTTGTGTAGCTTTCTCAATAGCTTCAAATGCTTTTTCAATTAAAGCTTGATCATTGAGCATAGCTAAATATTCGTTTTCATCTAATTCAGATAGTACTTCAGATAGAGCCTCTGCATCATTGGCAGACTTTAAAACTTCAAAAGCTTCTAGTTTAGATTGGATATAATCTTCGTAGTAATCTTTAGATTCTTCAACCTTGGATTCTTCTACTTCAGGTTTCTCATAACCCATCATACGAGCTAGAACTTCTGCATCTTCGTAATATACTGAGAAGAACTTACGTAGAAAATCAGGTAGTTCCATAGTTACACGAACTTGTTGCATCTTTTGTACAAACTCTTCGCTAAACTTATTTGATTTTAATACTAGTGCATAATCGTGTGTATTAGCAGGACCACCTTGAGACTTAGATGTAAGAGCTACGTGAGCACCTTCTTTCTCAAAACTAATATCGGATAGCTTTCTTTTAGCTTTACGTTGTGTTGCCATTATTCATCCTCTTCGATTGATTCGACAGATGCTAACGCACCGATACTCAAACCATTGATTTCACCAGACTTGATTAATTCCCAAAGATTATCATCTAAGGATTGAATAGTTGCTAACCAAGTGCCTTTTTTTACAAATTTGTCACCTAGCACAAAATCGCTAGGACAGCAGTAGCTTTCACAAAACTCAAAAGTATCTGTTTCAACTAAATGAAATAGATTAGCTTTCATAGAGTATTTATTAAAGTTATGACAGGCTTTACGAACTTCAGCTTCACTGGTTACATCACCGTGAGCATCAACTTCTTCAGGAACCATAACGATAAAAGTAGCTTGCTTTAATTCTTCGTCAACTGCTTTTGTAATTGGAAGTTTAACATTAGGTAAAACATCCTCTGAGTTAACTTCAGTGTCTGTAATCTCTTTGATGTAACTTTTAAGAATATCTTCTTGTTTCAGTACACGCCTAGCAAAAGCTAAACCTGCAGAGCCACCCCAAAGTAACCAAGCGATAGTACCAGCAGTAGGTCCACCATCAGGCATTTTCTTCTTAGGGTTATAATTCTTTTCGTGTCTGCTAAAGAAAGCGTACATACGTTTGACTGTAGCCAAGCTAAGATTACCATTAATGATATCTCTTGCTCTTGCTACACCGGAACCTACACCTTCTGATTTAGCTTGCGAAGCGTCTAGTCCACCACGATTATATTTCTCTCGTAGTGCTAAACCTCTTCGTGCATTATTTCGCATTGCTTCTGTGGGAGCATAACTTTTAGCTTTATTAATTGTTTCCATATTCTTCCCATTTAGCACAATATAAACATTATTATATCATAATTTTATTAGAAAATCAAGTATAATAAACAGAAAGGGCTACACGAGGTAGCCTTTTCTTATATTAGTCTTGTACTTTATCTTTTTGATCGCACTTAAGGTATCATTTGTCAATCAAATTTATTATAACACTTCTAAAGAGATGTGTCAAGATTAAACTTCAATTGTAACGACAAACAGTTTGCGTTATAAATCACTTGCCCAATTAAGTTGACGGCTGTTCAGGCCAAACGATGAAAGGCCAATTTGGGTTTTTCGTCAGGTTACGCAACGCTTGGCGGTAAGTCGCCCACGCATGCTTGTCAACATCGGTATCTGGGAGTTGAGTCCAATCACAGTCGAGTAGAAGTGAATTCCTGATTGACTTGACTTGAATTGCGAGTCTCTCAATCTCATATTCATTGAGTGGCTCAATGACATATTTAGTGCGCCACTGTGAGTCAACAAATTCAACGCCATCAATTACAACCTTATAACCAGTTGGGGCTACAGGCTTGTCTGTTTCGTACAAAATGGCGTACCCGTATTCTGCAATGATGCCGTCTGTTAACACCATTGGAAACGATGAGTCAGGGTTTGATCGGCGAAATTCTTGTTCGCTTACACGAGATTGGTCTGATAGTTTCAGGAGCATATTTAATCCTTACGCAGGTTTAAGAGTCAACAAAATGGCACACACGTAGTCTGACTGTGTGGCTGTAAAAGTGGCGGATGTTGCCCCTGCACTCACTGGTTTTTCCCCTGCATACTGAGCGCAGTTTGGTAGTGTCGAGATGGCTAACTGCGTGAGATCAGTTGACCCCAAAGTAACGCTATCCCCACTAGTATCACCCCTGCTCACGAAACCTAACAACACAGAGTTATCCGCTGTTGCCGTTGGGCCTGTGACTGTGACCGGAGTGGAGTAGACGTACTCGTGTTGAGCAGCCGTGTCATACGCAGCCCCACCGTAGACAACAGCAACGCCTCTCCCCCAATCCAAACGGAAATTTCCGTACCCGTAATAGAAAGTCACGGTACTTTGATCTCCTGCTTGCTGCACTCGGTAAAGCGCCACGCTCTCAGACGGGTTATTTGAAATACGTGTCCAGCCAGCATCAGCGCCCCAGTTAAGTAGACCTTCCTTTGAGTCAGGAGTCGCAAAAGCAATAACGATGTCACCTGCGCTTGCAACAAAGCTGAGTGATCCGTTTACAAGATCACCTGCATAAACACCCTTGCGCACTGGCGACACCTTTGCCGTGCTTGCACCTGCAGCAGCCATGATAATATCACGCGCTGTCATTTCACGTCCTTTCCAAGCACAAGGCCAGTCCAAGTAACTCCGCCATCGTATGTAAAGAACCCAAGCACATCGCGACCAGATGCCGTGAGGATTGGCGCAGTGCCGCCAGCCCACTTCACACCTGACCACCAAGTGATCACTGCGCTACCACCGTTCGTCAAATCTAAGATGAACGAGATCGCAGTACCGTTCGCTGGCACGTTCAATACCGAGAACGTCAAAGCGCCTGAGATCGTGCGGGTGAAGTAGTTAGCTGATGTCAGGTCAATCGCGCCAGTAGACAGCGCCACACGAGACTCACGGGTTCCCGTAAGGGTCGGCACTGTAAGTACAGCACCAGAACTTGTCGCATATGAATTAGTATCTAAGCTCCAAGTATCTACTGCTGTTTTTCTTAATAGTCCGTTTGTACCTGTCAAACTTGCAATCGCGGTTAAATCTGCGTCCAAAGGTTGTGCATTTGTAATCCCAAAACCAGTTAAGGTTGTAGGAGTATCTGATATTTTATCCCACGGTATATTAGAACCTACAGGAATCCAACTTAAACCGTCCCACCTCCAACTACGACCAGCAGATGAAACGTAGATTTGGTTAAGTGTAGGAGATGTTGGAAAATTTAGTACTGTCATTTGACACTCCTATTATATTAATTGAACGAGTAAGTCTCTTGTGGATTATTAACACCCGGATCAATAAGTGGATCATAAGAAATTTTTAATCTTTTGATTGTCTCGGCACTCAAGAGTTGTTTAATTGTCTCAAGATTCTGCCAATTTGTTTGATCCTTAGATAAAACCTGAAATGCTAGTAACATATTTAATCCGTTTTCATAATTACACCGAAGCCAGAACCACAGTTAAAAAACATATAAGAATCACCACCCACCTCAAGCTCGTCACCAGTACTGCCGATATTACCCCGTGTCCAGTAAATTGGAACAATACCTGTTACAAACTGTGTAGGATAACCTAATTCACCGATTTGGAAATATACTGGGCCAATTTGATATTTAGGAGAACCTGCAGCATTTATAGAGTTATTTCGGTAACTAGAACTTGCTTGTGCCAAGTTACCTAAGTTAGCAGTCCCTGCTTCACTAATATCGTATGTTCCGTAATAAGTACCTGTGTTTACGTTTGTAACACCACTGGCGATAGCCATCCAACCGGGGCTTTGCGTGAGAGTGTAGCCGGTAGGTGAAATAATGGGAAATCTTGCGGTTGCTGAAGATTGTGCGTGTGAATACTGTATGAATGAAGCTTTATTATAAAAATCATGTACATCAGTATTTGTTGCTTCCCAAACTGCACTCAAACCTGCAATTGACCCTTCAACGATAATTGTGATATGGCGTGGTGAAGCAATAACGTGCAGGATAAAGTTAGCTGCAGTACAAATTGCTAAACTGTTCGTTTCACCAATACCTTCAGCAGCGGCTGCGAATGGGCGTGGACCTTCATTTGTTGCAATACCAAGAGGTGTAACACTTTGGGCAGCAGTTAAGGCAAAAGTATAACCACTGGTTGTAGTCCCTCTCCAAACAAGACTTAGCAGTGCATACTTTAAACGAGATGGGTTATTTAAACAGGGAGCAGAAAATGCAAGATTGTAATGCGTATCGTTAGTGTAACCGTAAGGGGATGTTGTAGCTGCCGTAGAATCTACAGCGGCAATGGATGGCTGATCTGCTGCATTTACACCACCTACATATGTCCAACCTGCCGGGGTCGGGTCAATAATTATGGATGAAGTTTTATTAAACGCTGTAAGTAAATCAACGCTCGGATTTGCAGATGTAATTAACCTACCGATATCCCGCATTGCACGAACTGCACTAATAATTGATGGACCTACTACTAATTTTGCGTACATTATTTAACTCCTTGTGTATTATCAGCGAATAGCTTAATTCTGCTATTAACTGGAACAATTTTGTCAGAAATAAAATACGTTTTATAATCTGAAGTAATATAATTTATACTGTTATCAGGTAACAGATATGATAACTCTTCTGCTTGTGCATCAAATTCGTATATTAAATAGTTTCCAAAATAGTTTCTGATTTGTTCTTCTGTCATTTATATTATCCTGCGTAATAACTAACTCGTACTGATAAACCAGCACCTCTTTTAATGCTTCCAGATTGGATGACACTAAAATATAAACTTTCATTAGCATCTACTTGCATCGTAGTAATATAACCTCTTGTATTTAAACCTACAGGTAACTCGTAAGTTGAAATCTCGGTAGATAGATCGTAAGTTAGACCCTTGCGTACAGAGATAATAATACTTTGTCCTGAGCAGACTGTTAAAACGGATAAGTCAATGCGTGTAACTAGAGCACCACTTGGTGATAAGTACATACCCGTTAAACCAGTTCCTAAATTTTTAGTAGGCACTACTTGTACTCTAGCATTTGCACTTAAACTTTTAACTAATAATTTTGTTCCAGCAATCAGCTTGTCAGGGCTGGCTTCACTAACAGATTTAACACCAGTGAATATTTTACCCAGTGTATTGTCAACAAGGAAGGCTCTTGTTCGTCTTGTCATATTAAACCTCTATTGTGTTAACTACTGCTCGCCAAGTGTATGTTTGTCCAACTACACCTGTAACAAAAATACCAATAGAATTAGTGCTGTCATCTGCACGGGCATCTACTGCAATGGTTGGGTCTGTTCTTGTTACAACAATTTCGTAAACATTGCCTACGTTTGAAACCGTACTGGCTGTGTTACTTGCTGCACTCTTTAATTGGAAAAAGGCATAGCCTCCTGTTGCATTTGTTCTTCTGGCTACAATATCGATAGAATATGCACAAACTGTGTCAGGTGCAACTGGAATTCTAGAGTTTAAAACACCGTTTACAAATATTTCTGTTTCGTTAGCATCAGTTGTAGTTCCTGTTACCACATATTCATTAGAGTAAGGACTTACACTTGTAGCACTTCCCGATCCCTCTATGTTAATTATCTCAGAGACACCTGCTGCACTTACCCACTGTGAAGAACTACCATCATCAAAAAATATATTAAGATTACCTGTAGCAGAATTCCACCATAACGTACCCGGACTTGGACTCGGAGGTGCAGACTCAGAGATTGCAACACCTGCAGAAGATTCAGAACCTTTTGAAAAAGCGTCAATATTACCATCTGCCTTTTTGAAATATAACTTACCGTCAGTATAGTTAATAGCTAATTCACCGAAATCTAAATCACCTGCAACGGGTACTTTAGAAGCTACTGAAGACTTCTTTAATATAATCTTACTTGGCATTTGCAATCCTTAATAAAGGGAAAAGAAAAGGGCGGTAAAAACCGCCCATTAATCAAATACATGATTTAGTATGTACCACCATCAATGTCAGCCCAAACTGGAACACCGCTACCATTTACTTGCAGCACCTTACCGTTAGTTCCAATACTTAATTTAGATAGAGTATCTGAACCAGAAGCATACAGTATATCACCAGTTGCGTAAGTTGTCAAGCCTGTACCGCCCTTGGTAGTAGCAATGGTATCAGCAGACCAAGTACCACTTGAGATAGTGCCTAATGTGGTGATACTGGTTTGACCTACGTATGTAGAAGCAATATCGATTGCGTCTGCGCTCACTGCAATTCTATTAGCAGTACCAACTGCACTTACTACACCTGCGTTAAATGCTAGACCGTTACCTGCAACTGAGTCTGCAAGAGATACAGCGTTAGCAGTTACTGCAATACCAGCGCCAGCGCCTACATCGAAAGTTGTACCAGTTAATGTTAAACCTTCACCAGCTACATATGCACCGGAACCTGAGAACTGAACCCAAGTTTGACCTGCAAAGCTAGTTAAATAATGATTAGTTTGTACCCAACCTGTTTGAGCGTATGTAGTGCCTTCTACAACGAAGACTGAAGCACCATCTAATTCGGTGTAAACATCTGTATCAGCAGCACGGGATAGTGTGTAAGTTGTACCGTTATCTGCATAAACATAAATACCGTTTTCAGAGTTTGTTGTCTGTGCAGTAAGTAAAATGCGATAACCGTTGTCAGTTTGATCTAAGGCAGAGTGACCATCAATAACCAATGTTGAAGTGCTACCTGTTAATGCGATGTTTGTATTAGCAAAAAGATTAACAGCAGCCTTAAAACTCAAACCAGTGACAGCATTATCTACGTAAACTTTGTTGGCAGCATCTGTTGCATTGACAGGATCGGCTACACCAGTAATACGGGAATCTGAAACATCAACTACACCGTTACCGTTAGGGACCAATACGACACTGCCGTTAACGTCAGTTGCGGTTAAGGAGTTACCGTTAAGGTTTAAATTATCTACTTGAACTTCAGTTAGACCAGTTAAAGAAGTAATCGTTGCACCTAGTGCTACGTTCGAAGTACCTACGGTTACACTGGAGTTAACTAACTTTGCGTTTGTAACACCTGCGTCTTTGAGGATAACATCGCCAGAAGTTACCAAGAAGTTAGCTGCATTAAAAGTAGCTACACCTTTATTGGTGTCTGAAGCGTTTTCAGCAGAAATTGTAATTGTATTAGTTGCACCGCTGATACTGGTATCAATACCTTCACCACCTACAATTGATAGTGTCTCACCATTGTTGAAAACATCAGGAGTACCAGTATCAGCAGCAATAGTGAATGAAGTTGAAATACCTGCAGTACTTACAGCAGTTACTAAGCCTTTTTCGTTTACAGTTACAACAGGAACTGCACTTGAAGAACCAAATGTACCTACGTTGGAGTTCACTGTATCTAGTATAACAGCAATGGTTGTGTTACCCAAATTGGTCATCGTAGCAGTACCGTCTACATCTCCAGAGATGGTGATGACAGGACTATTAACTGCAAAATCTAATTTACCATTCGTATCATCGTAAGTAACAGAAATACCAGTTTCTACGTTGGAGCTAACCATTGTACCAACTACATCTTGAATGTGTTCGTGGTTAATACTGACAGCACCACCTGCTACAGAGAAATCTGTAGTATTGAAACTTGCTACACCCTTTTGAGTATTACTTGCATCTTTTACAGAAATTGTAACTTCATTATCGGTTACTACAGTGTCAATTGCATCTGTACCTGAAAAGATCAGGGTATCGCCATTACTGAATAAATCGCTACCTGAGTCGCCTTGGATAGTGAAATCACCTGAAGGTGGACTACTCCACACGGTTTGACCTGAACCGTCTGTCTTTAAATATTGTCCGTTTGTACCGGACGTTTGAGGCCAAGATTGACCATCTAGAACAATAGAACCTGAACCATTTGGTGCAATGTTTACGTTACCGTTTAGGTTTGTTGAGCTAATCGTGTTAGCATCAATTTCAATGTTGTCTACTTTGAGGTTGTCAATCTTACCGTTGGCATCAACGATGATCGCAGATGAAGGTGTAACTGTACCGGGAGTATGATCGAGTTTATCTGTAAAGTATTTACCGCCGATAACAACGTGGTTAACTGCATTACCTGCAGTCTCTGTACCCATACCTACGTATAGACGATCACCACCGTTACTACCGTTATCTGGTAACGCAGAATAGGCTAATTCACCTTGACCAAGAGTAGAAGGATTACCTGCTACATCTGAGCGTTTAATTCTTACGATAGAAGCCATAATTTTCCTTAATTAATAGTGTCCAGATTCGATGTTCTGGTTTGTTAGTTCTTTTGTGGCTACCCATTTTTGAGTTAAACTTGAGTAGATCAGTACCGAACCATCTGATTTGTTTGATACATTGACATCCAAAGCTTCATCAATCTTTTGAATACCAGATGCACCGTCTGCACCGGGTGGACCTTGCTCGGCTGTAGTAATAACTGTAACTTCACCGGGAGTTTCAACTAAAACAGTATCTTGAGAATCGTCTACAATTATTGTATCATATTGTGTTTCTACAATAACGTCTGTTGTCATCGTGTCACCTCTGGTGCTGCAGTTAAGCAGCCTTCGATAACTCTAGTAACCGTTTGATCAGTAAAGATGACTTCCAAGTCATAAACTGCACTGGTAAAAGTATATGCACTGGATACTGCAGCAGGAATGACAATTTTAAACTTACCGTTTAGAGGTTCATGAATTACAATTTTACCATTCTCTGTACTAAGATTATCTAATACGGTAGTGTCATTTACAGCTTTTCTAAGTTGCATTCTAGCAGTACAACCAGTAAGATTAACCGCTGCTGTTGGAATGCCTGTTTTCCATTGGATAATTTTTACAAAAGTCGAACCTTTGTAGACTTCCAAATCAATGTGTGCTGGTTGCATTTATTGTTCCTATTATAGATTAATCTGACTTACACGTAAGGTAGCAGAGGGTGTAGATGGTGCAAAGGAGGTGGAAGCAGGGGCATTGATTGATACTGCAATATCTGTTGCAGCGTACATTAACTCAAAATAATCACCAGCTTGCATACTTATAGAAAAACTCCAAGAAGGTACAACCTCAATGCCGTTACCCACCAATGTAATCTTAGAATTACTCTTTGGAACATCTACACCATTTTTCCTAGTCCATATGTATATGTTCTTTTGAGAGGAATTTGAAGATGTTAATTGTAATCTGAAATCAAAAGAGTATAAACCTGAATATTGTGTAGTAACTTTACTTGAGTTATTTATGATAACACCACTTGAAATTTCTGTAGTTTCAAAATGCACAGCATAAGGTGTATTAATTAGCGCAGGTGCTTGTGTAGCTGAACTTGAAAAAGTACCATAAAACAATCTAGGGAAAATTGTAGGTCTTACTAAAATTCTACCTTGTGTAGAGTCAACCTTTAATACTGCAGCTACTGAAATAACTAAGTTTGGTGCAGTGGGTTGAACTTTGGTGTATTTACCTGCTTGCAAAGGGTGTACATAAAGTAAATCACCAATTTGCCATGATTCTCCTACAGAAGCACCTGTAGTATCAATATTGCGCACTTTACCAAAGACTGTTGCTCGTCCACGTTGACCGGGAAGAATACTATTGGTAAGAACACCAATTAAATACAACGGTGGTGTGCTACCGTCTGCGACCAAAGGCATTGCTTGTGGAATTTCGTCTAGGGAGACACCTGAGAATCTTACAACAGAACCATTTGTCAAGGTTTGATCTGTTGCGTTGATAACTTCAATGTATTGCTCAAGACCTACCTGCAATATAGAACCATCAGATTGTACAATATCTAAACAATCTTCAAATTCATTCCAAGTCATCATACCGGGAAGATAATCTTCTGCGGTATAATTTGCAGTAGTGTTCATTTGAATATGATCAAATACAGGATTTACACTTACACCAATTCTTTGATCAATGTGCTGTTCTACTGCTTTACCTTTAGTAACTACTCGTCTACCATCGGACATTAGAATAACAAGTCTACCTTCTGCATCAAACTCTGCAGCTTTTACTGTAGGTACTTCAATTGGGATTTCAGCTTTAGATACAACCTCAAATGGATTTGTGTAACTTCTAAGGGATTCTACATGCGAAGGCTTCTTAGGTGCTTTTACTTTTGCAGGTTGATTTTTACGTTCTTCTATTTTTACTGCGTTTGTTCCAGCAAAGATTGATTCTTCTTTTGAGAAACCTTTGTCAAGAGAAGCATTGGCTGTCTTTACAAATAACTCCTTTAGTTTTAAAGACTTACTCTTTATTGATTCTGGCACGTTATCTGTAGACCATTGCATATTCTCTCCTTTTAAAACAACAATAACCCTGAGATTAACTCAGGGTATTTGTAGACTATTATATCATAGAATTAAGATTAATTCAAGTAAGATTTAAAACGAATACTATTATAAGCAGCTTTAGATAGTTTACCACCTTCTGCAGTGTTCCATCCCGTGTATTCAAACGGACGAAATATCTTTTCAATCTCATACGCTTTGTTTACATCACATACACACAAGCGAGTTCTTACAATCGCATCTAACCCGTATTGTGCAAAAGCTAAATGCAACGGATTGTAAGGATTGTAAGAACTGCTGAATTTCTGACAGTGCTCTTTGAAGCGAATATCGATTAATCGAGTAGTCACACCAACGTATCCTTGTGTGAAAACGTCAGTGTGATCTTTTAGGTGCAACCAGTAAACTGCAGCTACTTTTTCAGGTTCACGCTGCAAGAGCTTTGTCTCGCAAAACTCGTCACGCAGCATTCTCTAAGTTACCAGAACTGGTATCTGCACCAGATGGAGAAGTTGCTGTACCTTCACCTGCAGTTTTAAAACCATCGCCACTTCGAGAGGTCATCTCAGGTAGATAATCTTTATTAGGCTCTGCATCATCAGGTAGTGCATCTACACCAATAGAATCACGTACTCTATTTAGAACAGCACGATCAACTTCAAGAACTGACGTACTAGCGAAACGCTGAACAGCTTTGGAGAATGCTTCTAGGTCTTCGATCTCTAGGTTGTCAAAGTCCATGTGACCCATGCGAGAGGTATCCCAACCATTTAACTCGTAAGTTTGCTTGATCAAATCATCGTTAATTACATCACGAATCTTTTTAAGCATCGCTTCTGCAGCAGTAGCAGATAAGGAGTTTTTAACTTGACCTAAAGCGTTAGAGCCACCACCAGATTGACCTAGAACAAGAATATCAGCAAATAGCGCAGTCAAGATTAAGTTCTTGTAGTATTCTTTAATCTTGGAGGTATCCATTGCCTTACTACCGTTTAGAGATAGTAACTCAAGTTCAAACAGAGGTTGCTTTGTGTCAGGATCGTGTGCTTGTGGTAGGATCAAAGCAGACTGTTGATTCAACTGCAAATTACGCATTACGTTTTCATAGTAAGCGCGAATTGCTTTTTGATCTGGAGAAGCATCTGAAGAGAGATATTGAGGTGGCAACTTCAGTACTGGTAAACCAGCTAAATCTTTGGCTACACCGTTAGCTTCGATCTCTTCAATAACACTTAGGAACCGCCAAGCTAGGTATGCATCACGAAGCATGGATTTACCAAAAGGATCGCCTTTATGTTTACCTGCACGAAACAGCATGATCTTGCTACGAGGTAAAATTACTTCGTTATTTGTTCGACTTGAGTAACGATTGTATACATCAGAAATAGCTGAAAGGTTTTGTTTTACACCTTTGACTTCATTACCGTCTTCGCTGAAGATAAACTTTTCGATTGTCTCTTGATTGCGAATAGGTAGCTTTTTCCAACCGATGATACCGTCATCGTATTTAGAACCATTAGATTTTAAGCGTCTGCGGTATACTTTTTCATGCACAGAAAACCCATACATATTGGCAGACATTGCATCACAAATAAATTCACTCCAAGTTTGATCTGTCAAGTCTTGCATCATTTCGTTAACGATCTTAGCTTGCTTTAGTTCTTCTGGAGTAGCGTCATTAGTGGGTTTAAATTTCCAGTCTGCCTTACCAACGATATTTTCAAACAGTGTCAACGCAGAGTTAATCGTAGCGTGATAAGACATTTGCTTGTAGGTGTTTACGTTATTGGGAAAGTTTAATTCTCTTTTGAGTTCATCGTTAGAGACACCGTTGAAGACGTTTAAACCAAGATAACCTGATTCACTTAACTTGAAACGATCTGGCGTATCATCTACGGCTTTTAGTACTGAGTTATTTTGTGATTTACGCGCCATTAATGGCTCCTTTAATTATGAAACTAATGAACTTTGAAATGTAGGAATATTGGAGCCTGTGATGCTTCCATCGAAAGGGTTACTACCTGTAAAATCTGGTAGTGAAAATACTGGTAGCTGAGTATCTTTATTTAACAACAGCATTGCATCTGAGCAGCAATCAACTTGGTCATCTTTCTTTTTAGGATCACCATCGAACACTTCTAGTTCATCAAAGAAATCTTTATTCCAGTTAGCTTTTACTACGTTTACGAATCCAGCTTGTGCTATACTTGAGAAAGGAGCAAAACGAGTAATCTTAGACTTAACAGGTTTTGTTAGTCTTACGTGAAAACCCATTTCAGCTAACTTGCGCTGTAAATCTTTAGCGTAAGCTCCAGCGGCTGCAGCAGGGTCCAATGGAATACTGATAGTTACGTCTTGACCGTCACGAAGAGCAGTTTCGAAAACCAGCTTTTCTACCTCGTGTACTCTGTCGCGCAAAGATACTACATCTTCTACTGTGTAAAGATTGTTCGGGTCTTTAGAGATTAGAACACCTCGTGACCAGTCAGGATTAGGATATTGCTCTGAGGGTTTACTAAACGCAAAGTCCCAAGCTCTAATTCTTTTTCTAGCTCTACCGTTCGCATGATCTACAAGACCGACCCACTCGCGTTTAAACAGACCAGCGGACTCTTGACGAGCAAACCATGAGCCATCAAGTAGTCTTTCTTTCTCTACGCGAGGAAGGGACATCAATCGGCTGATATAATCTGGTTGTGCTTTAAGTAGTGGAGGGTTATCACGGCAGGTTGCACCAATGAATGTAAACGATGAAATACCGGACTCATCTCCTGCACCATGTGCTGCTTCAGCTTCGGCTAAACTGTTATACCAAAGCATAGTGTTGCCTTGACGAAAGAAATAACGTTTATGCCCTGTTTTTTCAGGGAGTGGAATACCCGTGTTTGGGTCTAGATAGTAATCTTCTAACCAAGCTCTTAAAAATGAATTGTAGTCGGGGTTCGTCATTAAAAACATCTGCGGTTTATAATCTACGTAAGCATTACGCATACGAGATAGCAAATAAACGACCATCTCTTCTTCAAAGTCTGTTGCTTCGTCAAAGATTACCAACGAGTATTGACCACCTTTGTGATCCAAGGCGTTGGTTGCATGTTGCATGTGACTAAATTTAAGTAATGCACCATTTGGGAAAATTAACTCAAGCTCTCTAGATCGAATCCTAAGATTAGGGTAAATACTAGTGTACAAATGCACAGCTTCATGCCAGATTGATCCGGGAGCAGTTAGCATCTTAGAAGTTCTACGAAAGATAACTCCAGTTGCTCTGGGATTTTGCATAAATTTAAGTGCAATAAGAAGAGCAGTATAAGTTTTACCAGAACCTGCAGCACCCCCTGCTAAAGTAATCGTTGCATCGCTGTTTAAAAATAACTCTTGCTTTTTACTTGCTGGTCCGATAATTATTTGTTCACTCATACTTATTACTTTTCCTTAAGTTTTCTTCTGCGGTCAATATTTGAAGATTCCAAGGAACGTGCAAACCGCAAACATCAATGCCTTGAATTGGTACAATGTGATCTACGTGATGTTCTACACCCGCTACATTAGATATTTCCTGCCTTCTTGCGTAAATGTCTTTTATTTCAGACAGCATTTCAGCAGTTAACCAGTTAGGTGTAGCCTCTTTTAATCTATACTCTCTTTTATAAAAGTTAAATAGATATGTTGATTTGTTCTTTTGATAGTGCTCCCTACGAGAAGCTTTTTCTTTTTCGTGGTTATCTAAATAATACTTTGAAAGTCGCGCACGATTTTCTTCATGCTTTTCGTAATATCTCTGACTATTCGTTTTACTATGACAGTCTTTACAGTGCGATTGATGACCATCTTTAGATGTTTTCGCTTTGTAAAATTCAGATAAGTCTTTCTCTTGATTACAACGTTTGCAATTCTTCATTTCATTCTCCAATGAAACTCACAATAAACAATCAGCAGGACGGTGAGTAATCGTCTTTTCGGTGGGCCAACCTAGCTGTTGTATAAAATCAATCTTCGTTAACAACTTTCAAGCTAAAAATTGCTGCATTATTTTGCTGCACTTCCACGCCAGCTTCATCGGCTTGCTCTTCGCCATCGTACATGTCCAAGGTTAATCTGCGATAGTTATCCAAAAGGATAGTTGCAGCTTTTAACTGGTTTTGGTGACTGGCTTCTGCGTTCTTCATGATGTTAGCCGCTTGCACAATAGCTTCAGCTACGTGAGGTTTGATCTTACGTAGTAGCATGACTAATTCACGCTCTTTTAGCTCACGGTTAGTTGGTTTATCCGAAGTGTCTGACCGTTTAGGACGACCGTTTGGATTACCTGATTTACCTTTTTCGAACATATATTCTCCTGTGTTAGTTCGGGTTACGACTCCCGAGTAGCCTTTTCGTATCTACCGCAGATGAGTACGCTGTATCCTTTGCGTAAGCACTTGGCGGTGCTTACCCGAAGCTTCTAAACTCCGTGTTACCACGCAACAGATTCGTGGGACGCCTAAAACCGAGGCTACTTCGGACCCTAAGGTAGAGTTCTTTAATGTAAGTGTGCGTTTTAACTTATAGCGTAAGTCGCACCCCTTGCTACTTCCCGTAATAGCATAAGCTATCTCTCGAACGGTTTATGGTGGATACTTATGGTAACGATCCATACGAGCCATGTGGCGCTGGTTTTACAGACCAGACCGTCTCCTTAACGGTATACGTATCCTAATTATTTGCTATTCTAATATAGCGCATTCGCCATTCGCAAATGGAGAACAAAGATTGGTCTGAATGGGGTAACTCGCATACCCGTGGTCTTGACCCCAAATCAAGTGCCTGACTATCTAGGCTACACTCAGTTTTATTGGCAGGTGATGTGCGATTCGAACGCACGGGGCAGTATTACTACCCTACGGATTAGCAATCCGCTGTTTTCGGCCTCTCAACCAATCACCTATATTTGGCGTACCCGAATGGACTTGAACCACTAACCCTTGGATTTGGAATCCAATGCTCTGCCAATTGAGCTACAGATACACTATTTGGCTGGCATACGTGGCCTCGAACCACGGACATTGAAATTAACAGTTTCACGCTCTACCAACTGAGCTATATGCCAAAATTTATCCAACTGTAACCTTATGCTCTTTCCGTTGGCGATTGAGCAGCCGAACTTTTAACGTAGTTGCGGAATACACGTTTATTTGAAAGTTCCGATAGCCCCCATCGTCACTAACAACCGTTGAATGGATGATCCTACCAGTTCCATTATTTTGCTCTGGAGCTACTACGGAGAATCGAACTCCGCTTGTCTGGATGAAAACCAGATGTCCTAACCGATAGACGATAGTAGCTTAAATTTGGAAGCGGGTACTGGATTCGAACCAGTGATGCTGCGAGCTTATGAGACTGCAGTAGTGACCACCTTACCCGCTATATTAAATTGAATCCCCGGTATCATCGTTCATATCATCATAGATAACAGCTTGAGTTTTACCTGAAGGATGCCTTAGCAATTCCACTTCAACTTGCATTTCAGAATCAAATTCATCTAATACAATCGCTTGACATGCATCGCATTCAAAAGTCTGGTTAAAGACTGAACGTTTGAAGTATTGGTTACAAATTACGCATTTCATAGGGTATTCTTATTGTGTTTCTTCATTATAGACATAAGTAATGTCTTTTGTCAAGTATGGTGTACAAATTTATGTTAGTGCAAGAACTAACTGTGTGTTAGTGCTGGTTACTAGTCCAGCTCATACCGAAGCATCTAACGCTGAAAGGAGTGAAAGGGCAATTAGACTAACATATGAAGGTTTACTTCTATGTAGGGTTAAGTTGTTAATGTCTTTGCGCAGGGTTGCACCGCTTAATAGTGCAATTTACGTAAAGTCTATAACTTAATTTACATAGAAGCCTTGATTATAGCACACGAATACGTAAATTTCAAGAGAAATATCAATCAAATACACAGAACTTGTTTAAAATCTTAGCATATTTGAGTTGCAACCTTGTATATAACCTTCTGGCTATTACTATGTCTTGCACAACTAAGATTTTATCTTTGGAGTTTTCTTTCCAAGTTAAAACATAAGAGAAGACATCCTTTGCATGAGGCTGGAGCTTTAAAGCACCAGATAAATTCCTATGTGCTTCTTTAATTGTGTTATGCACTTTCTTAGATATTAGTTTTAAATTAATATATCTATAATCAGTATCATCTAAGTTTTTGTGCAATACTACTTTATCTTTTTGCACATCAATATTTTGCACAAACTCAATTGCTAACTTATTAGCTTTAAATTTTAATCTTTTACTATTTTTATAAAATATGATATAACCATCTTCGTTTGGAAATATTCTTCTATATCTGCAGTTGTTCTTTAGTAAATAGAAGGCTCCTGCGAAGAGATCATAATCAATAGTTTCTTTCAATTCAATTATGTTCATATTTGCACCATCATAAGGTTAGTTCATGTTTACGATTAAACGGCCTATACGCTCGTTTCGTACCTTCAGGCTACACATCCCTAGGCAACTTAAAATTGAAGCCTTGTAGAGCGTTTTAGATGCCTTGCTGAAGGTTTTGCATGAGCTATGTTAGCTGCAAGGTTCAACATGCACTCTGCAAGAGAGCCAACCGGCTTGAGGACAAGCTATCGGGCGTAGCCAAAAGAAAAGAGTTAATATATAACTGTAGTTATTATATACGTTATAACATATATTATACTTAAGTTATTTATATCTCTTTTATTATAGGATTAAATAACGTTAACATCTAATGTTACTATCTATAGTACTATTAGATATAACATCAAAGGTTACAGATATAGTAATATACGTTATAACATAGGTTTAACTGATGTATAACTGTAGTTATATACGTTAGTATATTCTTAGTGTAGCATACGTTTTTGCGTTTGTCAAGCTTTATTTAAAAATATTTGTGTTGACTTGCATAGTTGGTTGTGCTATAATTGACCTAACTCAGCAAGCATTGAGTTTAACTTTAATAAGGAGTATTTATGGAAATTAAGAGAATTGAAACTTATAGCTTATATGAGTTCTGTCAAGCTGTAGAGCAAAGTATCATTGAAGGCTGGCGATTTGACTTTGAATCTAACGATTTGTTCCCAACTGCATTTGGATCAATGCTAGTTACAGGTATGGTTAAAGCACAACCTAAAATTAAAGGTCCAACCGAATTGGTAACTGAAGATAATACTGAAGAAACACCTGTAGTTAATACTGAAGTTAAACGTGGTCGTAAACCTAAAGAATAATATTTGATATTATCATCCAATACCTTAAGATAACCCTTGAGGTATTATTATTAATATATCCTAAGTAGTAAAAGGGGATTTATGAAAAGAAATCAAAAAGTACAATCACAACGTGTACAAAAAGAGAAGTTTGCAAGAGTACAGTTTCCACCTTTGTTTGCAATGAATGACAAACAGCAAGAACTATTGGAAGCCCTAAAGTATAATACTTTGGTAGTAGCACGAGGCAGTGCAGGTACTGGTAAAACTTTGTTAGCTATTCACCATGCAGCTAAGAAATTGCACTACGGTGATATTAAAAAGGTTGTACTGATTCGTGCATACCAACCGTTGGCTGGTCGAAGCATTGGTTTTCTTCCCGGTACAGCAGAAGAGAAGTTGTTGCCGTTTTACCAACAGATGATTGACTACTTTGAAGACTACTTAGGTAAAGCTACTACAGAAATTCATCTGAAGAATAAAACTATTGAGATTTGTAGCTTGGAGACTATCCGAGGTAGAAGCTGGAATGACAGCATCATCATTGTAGATGAAAGTCAAAACCTGTATGTACCTGAGATTCAAGCATTGACTACTCGTGTAGGTAACGACTCTCAGATTGTCTTTTGCGGTGATAATGCAGAAATGCAATCAGATGTAAGAAATGGAATGACTGGTCTGGTGTACCTAGAAAAAATTATCAAAAAGTATAATATTCCAGATACAGCGTTTGTTGGTTTTACAAGGGATGAGATTGTACGTTCAGGCTTGACTAAAGAATTCGTAATTGCTTTTGAAGAAGAAATCATTGAAGACTCTAAAGGTACTGCTATTATTTCTCAAGCAGAGCAAGATAAACAATTTAAGAAAGGGCGATAATGTCTAGATACAATATTGAAGAATTAGCGTTATTCTTTTCTTTAGATGATAAAAGTCCCAGTGGTGTATCTTGGAATACTGCTCGTTTTATGGGAAATGGCATAGGTCGTAAATACGCAAGTAAAGGTGATAATGCAGGTTATCTAGATGAATATTGGAAAGTAAAATTTAAAAGTTGTAAGTATTCGTTACACAATGTTGTATATACATTAGCATTTGGAAATATACCAAAAGGTTATGTTGTAGACCATATTAATAGGAACCCAAGTGATAACTCTTTGACCAATCTTAGAATTATACCTTCGGAAATGAACTGTAGAAATAGGAAAAAATCTTCAAAGAATAGCTCAAATTTTACAGGAGTTCATTTAGATCATAAAAATTATCGCTGTGTAACTTTTGTGACTACATGGTATGACGCACAAGGTTTAAAGAGAACTAAGTCTTTTTCAGCATCTAAGTATGGTATTCTTGAAGCGCAAGTCAAGGCTTGTCTTTATCGTCAACAAAAAATTAAAGAACTGAATCTACAAGGTTTAGGTTATACACAAAATCATGGTCAATAAAGGAGTAACCAATGCGAAATCTCAATAAATTTAAAAATATCCCTTCACTAGCTCGTAATGATGATGACGATGAATCTGAAGGTAGTACAAGAGGTTCACAGTATTTACCTTACTTTGAAAGTACACGCACAGACCGCTGTATTAAAGTATTTCTAGATGAAAATATCCGAGAACCAAAGTATTATCGCACAGTACTTCAAGGGATTGAGTCTTTGAGTGAAGGTGATGTTGTAGTCCTAAGTATTAATAGTTATGGTGGTCAATTGGACGGTGCAATTGCCATTATTAACGCTATTCAAGATACAGATGCAGATGTTCACGCTAGTATTGAAGGTGTAGCAGCATCGGCAGCTTCTCTTATTGCTCTAGCTGCACCAAGTATCAGTGTATCGCCTTACGCTACAATGATGGTACACTCTGCTACGTTTGGTGCTTTTGGTAAGCAATCTGATGTTATTTCACACGCTTCGTTCGTAGATAAACAAGTCAGGACGTTAATGCACAGTGTCTATAAGGATTTCCTCACCGATAAGGAGCTTGAAGAAGTCATTATGGGTAAAGAGATGTGGTTTGATTCTGAGGAGATCGTGCGCAGATTGGAACTCAGAACACAACTACAAGAAAAACGCGAGAAAGCTGCAGAGAAAGAAAGTACATCTGCAGTTAAGAAGACAAAAACTAAAAATTAAAATTTTATCCCCTTGGTGTAACAACCTTGGGGATTTTTCTTTGGGTAAATATCTAATGCTTTAAACGCGATTTAAGAGCTTTATAGTAGTACCCTGCTCTTACTATGCACAATACAAATTAAGGGCTTCTATGCAGGTTTTAAGCTGCTTGTTGATGCTCTGAACGCTACGATTGCAAATTTAAGCTGTTGTTTGAGCACTTGTTACAGCTTTGATTTAACTTTGATTTATCTGTTGTTGAAATGTTGGGTAATCGGGCCAAGGTTTTGTAATTGCTGTAAGTCATGGGTGCTTGATGTGGGCCTAACTACTACTCTATAATAATACTACGATTTTAAAATATCTGATATACCCTTTCGTTATATCTCATGTTTACATCGTTTGATTGTATTCTGTATTCATTTTGAGCTATGATCAACCACCAATGATAGTACGGGCAGGGAGAATTTTTTTTATACCCTTATATTCATAAAACATATAATTGATTTGTGCATTATTCACGGCTTGAATAGTGTCATTGGCGTTTAAATTAAGCCACCTTTGAGCCTAGCGCATAAGCCACCGACATAAAACCGCAAATAAAAAAGGCGGCACACCTTCCGATATACCACCCGTTTTAATCCACCCGTTTAACCTCTGAGTTTATGCCTTAGTCGTGTCATTAGGTAAACTGCAAAACATGCCGCCCACAATGTCAGATAAAGACCGCCGATAATGTATAAGATGATTTTGATCACTGGTTACCCTTTTACGTTGTTTCGACTTGTGCCATGTGCTACGATAGCCACCGATTTAGCTTTGAGCGTTGAGCCGGTGCACAGTTTGCAAGCGTTACAAGTCGTTTTAAAACCTGCTTCTTTACTTGCTGGGCAGAGTACCTCATTAGACATAAGCGCCGTTTTTCCGCTTTCTTTATAGTCCTGCACCGGGATAACTCTGAAAGTTCTGTAACCCTTGGCGTGTGCTTTGCTGGCTTCTAGCGCATTGTCGGCGCTGTACATCATGCGGCGATAATCGGGCGCTTGCTTGGCGTTGTGCTGGTGCGTGTAGCCTGTATGTCCTTCAGCCTTCAGTAGTAGCGCATCCCAAACGGTATCGGGTACTGCTGCGGGGTCCCCATATGTTCCCAGTCGCACCATGCGCCCGTTCCCAATGGCGGTTATTTGTTCAGTCGTTGCCGTGGGGTATTTACCTGCCGTGAAAGCCTTAAAAACTTGGTTTGGTCCTTGCCCTAGGTTTACATAACAAGTCCGACCCTGTGCCGTCTTCTTTGCCGGGTCATTTGTAGGCGTCCCCCTGTGCATACAATCGCCGCATACACTGTAATCCGCACCTATTTTGCTAGCTTGCATGGGGCTCATGTCTTGCCTGATGATGTGCGTCTGAATCATGTTCCCGGTTTTTACGTTACCACTGTGCATGATGGCGATCACGACAATAGGCGAACCGTCAATTAATGAAGGGCCGTTGTAGATAACGCTTGAAACTGGTTTTGTTGGTTTGATTTTCATTTGATGACTTTGTTTGAATGTGCGTATTATATAAGCGTTAGCTTATTTGAACGTGCGTATTATATAAGTGCAAGCTTATATAAGCGTTAGCTTATTTGAACGTGCGTATTATATAAGTGCAAGCTTATATAAGCG